ACATTACCAAGATATATCGGTCATTACCCGGTCAGTGTAGATGGTGTCGCCAAATGTCGCCAAATGTCGCCGGCGACAATCGGCGACATTGGTCAATTGTCGAAAAGGTCGATTTTAGGGCAGCGATTTAGGGCGGCGCAGTGACCTAAAAATCCTAAATCTAAAAAACTCGAACTTTTTTTGTTACTGTGTGCAGAAATGGGCAATACATTATGTCGCTTCTTCTCCGAGTATCGTCCAGTCCCTACGCAAGACCTAGAGACGCCTCCCAGCACTCCTCGACACTCAACCGATGGTAACAAAGCGTATTTATTTCCAAATGCTCCCAGCTACACCAAGTCCAGCCGCGTTCCTGGGAATGTAAAAATTGTGGAATATGACAAATGCAACACTCTTTGAAGAAGGATGTGGCAAAAAATCAAAGATGCTGGGAAACTTGGAACGGATGGTAGGTTGCGATGAACCATCCTTTACCATCAAGACGTGATTTATGTTTAAAAATAATTGATAAAATAAACAAAACAATGCCACCAAGAACTATTTGGATTATTGTAGGTATCGTACTTGGTACGGGTGGCCTTATAGTTCTAGCACTTTGGGCCGCCGGTGTATTTTCCAACACCGATGATACTAATAAGGGAACTGCTAATAAGGGAACCACCACCAACACGGGAACTACTACTAATAAGGGAACCACCAACACGGGCAACACAAGCCCAGCATACACTCAAATTTTAAATGATAATACATTTAATAGTGCTATTGCGGCTTATCCGAAAAGTTTTGTCATGATGTACTCTGAGGATTGTGCTCGTAGCATGCGTGCCTATCCTGAGTATATGGCCGCGGCAGAACAAAGTCAAATACCTTATTTCCTGTTACCTTACACTGGAGAACCAGCGCGCACCTTGGATACATATAATGTAATTGACTTCCCAGCTTTTTATTTGTTTGACAATGGTCAAGCTACTAAATATACAGGATCACACACCACAAACGCCTTCTTGAGTTTTACAGATTAGGTTCATTAGGTTCATAAGCTTGGTTCCAGGCTTCGACTTGGGAGAAACCATAATGTTTAATGAATAAGATCCATGCGGCTTGCTGTAAAGCATACGAAGTAGTAGTATAAGGATGTTTTAACTTCTTGCTTACTTGCTGTAAAATTTCAGCCCGGGGACTATCCTTATCCATCATCTCCTCTAAAGGTTGGAACGTCCTAATATCCCGGTACTCTAGGCAGGTAATATGAGGTTCTAAGCCGAGCTGTACACTCCAGTACGCGGCTTCCGCCACATGTTCCAAAGATTCTGGATCAAACAGACTCAAGAACTTCTCACATTGAGTATACCTATGTAACCATGTAACCATCCGATTAAATACAGGCTTTAGATCCTTGCATTTTGCAGTTTGTTCCTTAATTTCGCTTTCTAGAATTTGCATCATAAGTTTTTTATCTCTCTCCTCAAAAGCCATCAACAAGTTTTTGCTTTCGTATAGTCTTTTATTGATAGTTCGCTGCGTTTCAAACACAATCAATCATAAGGATGGAGAACTGCCCGCAGCAACGGAAATATTTCCTGCGGCCCGGACCCCTTCTGCGTAACTGTAACATTGTGATTATTATGGATTTTGAGTTCATAACCATCATCAATGTATTCATCCACTAAAGAAGGAAAGATCGCTCTCAAGTCTCCGGGACGCACGCCCTGCCATTTAAACCAAAAGATCCCTTTATAACCTGCAGCGCGAGATTCTTCCAGCCACCGAGCTAAAGGTAACTGTAGAGCCTTCATGACAATGATGTCAATCTGCTTGCGGATTTCTTGATCCAAATAATTATCGGTCATGCTTGTTTTTATTGCCCCTCACACAATATTTAAACACAAGCAACTTTAACCACCATTCACTTTCCTAGGCTTGTCTCCGTAAACTTGAACCAGAGCAGCAGTTTGTAAGGCGGCCGTGATGACAGCCACAGTAGCAGTCAACCCTCCCACAGTATCCTTAAACTTAGCTTCACCTTGAGAATCATTCTTGTAAAATTCGCCAGACAAGAGACTCAAGATAATTCCAACACCAGCCAGGGCCAACATAACTGCACTGGCAATACCTAAGCGTTTATTGTATTTGTAAGTGACGATAACAGCAATCAAAGAATAAACTAAGAGGCATACAGTCAGTACACTCAAAAAAGTAGACATTTTTAAGGAGGAGGTTTTGTTTTAATTATTGCAGAATCTTTTTTTTTTGTGTCCTGGATAATCAGCTTCGGAAGCGTCGCAGTGTGCACTGACCCACCATCCATAGGGTTGATATAGTCAAAGCTCCAAGTAAACCCAAACCAGCACCACTGACCGCGTTATGGACCACTGGATCATTCATTAGCAAGGGTTCATACACAACGGGGCTCGGAGTTTCATCAGTAGGAGTGTTAATTGCGTTTGTGGCCTTTTCGTAAACTTCGTGTGCTCGTCGACGTCGTTCAGGTAACGCCAACAATGCACCACCAATAAAACCAATTGACATTCCCAACCTCAGAACAAGATCCATCTCCATTTGGAATATTTATAAGGTTTGTGGAGTTTGACGCCGGCGTTTTTTGCGCTTTCGCCGCTTACGCTTTTTCTTTTTTGGAGCCATCTCAGGACTGATCATGGGAGACGGGACAGAAGTTTCCGGATCGGAAGGCAACATAATAATCAAATCAGAAGAAGCCTCTTTCTTATTTTCTACCGACTCCTTAGCCTCCGACGATTTCTTATTTTCTGCTGGGTCCACGGGCTTTGTGGGTTGCTCAGCTTTGGCCTCCCGTAACGTCTTCAACTCTGCGTCAGTAATTTTTTCTCCAGTCTTCTTGCACCTTGGTTTAGATTCATTGACCTTCGAAAATTCCCATCCCATCAGCCAGTATACATAGTCCATGTGTTGTCTTTCTTTGTATTTACAGAAAAATTACAATGTTAAGTGTTACTAGATTATCAAAACTACGCGTTTCTAGGTCTTGAAACTTGTGTTTCTAAAATCACGCCACATTTGTAAGTCCCAAACATGCGGTCATAGAGGGAAAACCGCTTACTAAAATTAACTTTATGTTCAGTGTGGTGAAGATCATGGTCCTCTGTGTGCAATTGAATGCCGAAAAATCTCGGGAGCCAGATACATTGGGCAAAGGATGACGTTGGGAACAACTTTTTTCCCGCGTGACCACCAATTTCTTGATACGTCAAGTAAGTGCACAACAATTGAAAATGCCAGAAACGACCCCCACACAGTTTTAAGGCCACCAGCAGTGGTAGATTATAGGCTAACATCACATCGAGGGGGTGCATATAAAAGGTGCTGAGGCTCGTGGGCCATGAAAATTTGTGATGTATGCGGTGAATCCACCACAAGTAACGAGTGTGGAACGCTCGATGCACCCAATAATGCACACCATCAAAAATAATTTCCACCAAGCCAGACCACAGCACAAATACCATATAGTCCAAGGGTAAAATCAATGACTCTCCATGGCTCCATAATTGGCTCTGTATATATAGGTGCGCCCAAGTTTTCAGACTAGAAGTAGTCACCAAGCCCAGGAGACCTTTTGTCCAATCAATGCGCTTTTTCCGCGTGTTTTGGATCTGTGGTTTGCTCGAAGTTTCCATGAACAACAAAAGACAAACACTTATAAACATGTTCTGCACCCAAGGACACGCAATACACTTCACAGAAATCCAGGTTAAACCCCAGATCACACTGTTAACGCGTACAAAATCAAGCCACATTTTTATCTGCTTATATTCTATTTAAATATATATTATGGAGCGCAAGATAAACGTGCCTCCAAGTTGGACTAATATTGTACATCACACGTTTAATCAACTAGCTGGTGAAGTCGGTGAAGATCTGTTTAATGAAACCTTGAATAATGTTTTATGTATGGCCCCACAAATGTTACCCCAGTCTCCGGCCCTCCACAGCGTTCTTGACATGATGCAGAGTTATACTGCCCCTGTCTCTCAACCCAATGAAAAAAAAGACTCCATTGCGCCACCACCTATCTACGAGGATGAGATTGAGGATATCTACGAGGATGAGATTGCGGAAAATGATGCCAATACTTGCTGTGTGTGCATGGTATATCAAAAGAACACAGTATTTCAGTGCGGACATTTACAAACCTGTCAGACTTGTGCTAAACAATTGACTCAATGTCCTATCTGTAGACAGACTATTCAACAATGTATACGTGTGTATCAATAAATTCTTAATTGCCGCGGGGCCTAACTTGTCCGATTACACGGTAACCAAAGGGATTTTGGGGTTGACACAAAGCTTCAGTAGGGCGCTGTTCACGACCAACACACAAGGGCGCACTATACCAATTATAGCGCCCAAGATTACAACAAGGTTGACTTTGATATTGATAAGAAGGCATGAATATTTTAATTATTAGGTGAAGATTTTAATTTTGGTGTGGGCTCGTAGTGTAAACATTCTTCCTTATGCAAGAAGATCCAGTGAACAGATTGACACTTCTCATTGCAGTAATAAAATTTCTTGCATCTCGCACAACGGCGTTGGGCTTGGGACAAACATTTCACGCACAGGGTTAACTGGCATAAATCAAGTGCAGCTTGGGCCAAACGTTCACGAATCCGAATCATGTCCCAACATTGAAGAACGCGGCGCCTTGGGGTTACATGCAAGATGAAGCCGTGGCGTTCCGGAAAGTAGCCATAATCACCGTCGCACAAGAACGGGAAAATAAGTCGCGCAACAAAGCTCGTATCCATGTCCAGTACATCATCCAAGAGTTGGTAAGTGTGCTCTTTCCCAGTGCCCCAGTGCATCACGGGAACCATATGACCAAAGGTTTCATCTGTCTTTTCATTAAACAGTTGACTCAACTGCAACCGCTTAAAGCCTTCTAACATGTGTCGGACATTATCAAATTCTGCGAGTGGTGGTGCCTTCAAAGGTCCATCAAGGTCCAAGTAATTTGAAGGTAACTCACCACACTGTGCTATCAATTGACGTAAATGCTGCATTCCTTTAAGCGCGCGGTAAGCGTTGAGGTTCAGGTTTGGGAATTGTGGAAGGTGGGGCTTGTGGGATTACGGTGGGGGACGGTGGTGGAGGAGGCCTGGGACGACTGGAGGGTGGAGGAGGCCTGGGACGACTGGAGGGTGGCGGAGGCCTGGGACGTGTAGCGGCTGTTGGTAGTGCTGGTAAGGGGCGCCGTCTTAGACGCAAAGATTCCTGAAGCGCGGCTTCGGCGTCCCAACGTTTCTGTAAATTCGCACGCCTTGTGGCCTCAGCTTGTGCCTGCATATCACGCGTAATAGGATCATATTGTTTCACTATTCTGCCTTGTTGATCATATATACACTCTGCCCAGGGTGGACACCACTCTGGTTTAGGTGGTATAAGGCTTAATCCGACAAAAACACAAACAATGATAGCTAAAACTAAGACACAGATCCACATATACATATTCCAATCTTCTTGTTCATCTTCTCTCTTTGTGGTCTGTAGCACTATCAAAGTCACGAGAACACCTAGAGCAGCCAGTAACAGCAAGATGCGGATCCAAGTTAAATGATGCATTGATTTCAGTTTTTATTGTTTAGGGTAAGTTTTTATCTGGTGCCGGTAGATCCTAGACCACCTGTACCTCTACTAGTATCCATAAGTTGGTCCACAACTTGTAAATCCGGGCAATCCGCTCTTTCAAAGATCAGTTGTGCTATGCGATCACCACAGTGGTACGCCCACACATTATCTGAATTATTCATCAGGATAACCTTGACCTCTCCACGATAGTCGCTGTCAACGATTCCACCTAAGACATCAATGCCGTGCCGAAAAGCCAAACCACTCCGAGGTCCAATCCTGATATAATGGGTGGTTGGTATTTGGAACTTTAAGCCCGTTGAAATACATTGGCGCTGGCGTGGTGGAATCTCCCCGGATTCACAAGCACGAACATCATAACCAATACTGCCAGGGCTTGCTCGATGTGGAACCTGTGCTAACTTATTATCTAATTGAACCAGAAACATAGTAGGTTTTATTGTTTGTCAACAAGACGTTTTACCACCACCATCATTTAAACGCGAAGATATATTTTTTTTTTTGGTGCTTTATATAAAAAAAATACAGCACCAAAAGAAATGTCAACTGAATGTAAAACTCAAAACTTTGGTAGAGTTCGCGCTGGTTGCATACGCACGAATCATTTACAGGTCTGTGATAGTTTAACAGATTGTGATGGTAACCCTTTAGGATGCTTTGATGTCGAAACCGCATCTGCGCCCACTGGCCCTCCGGAGTCTGGTCCAGTTGAGGTTTGTCCGGAAGAAACTCTTCGGGTGTGGTCACAAACCTTGGACCTAGAGGTTACCCCTGGATCTGCCAACTTAAACATTGAACAATCCCCAGGTTGGGATTTAGTCACGTTTAAGGGGCACAAATTTAGGTCAACTGTGGGATCTATAGGCCCTAGTAGCTCTCAAGTGGCGCTAAGCCCCCATCCAACCAACCATTATGTAATACTTGAAGCACAGATTTTTTCAGATTTAAACTTTGTGTCTGATTTTAAGGATGCGGGTGTTCGTTGGTACCTCGATGGTACTATTTTAATGAGTAATCAAGCACCTGTCACTGCAGGGTATCGAGTCCTTGGTGCGACTAACGTAACCTTTATTTTAACAACGGACCCTAACGTTTCTATCCTTGCAAATCGTGAGCTCACCATCACCAATACCAATGCCAACAACACGTATTACTATAGAATCAGTTACCTGGAATTGGACGGAAAGCTTCCGTCGCCGGTGCGAACCATTGGAGTGTTGGAACCGACTCCAAACACTGATGTAACCTTTTATGTACCTGCCGTAAACATTGGCCCCTTCCCTATAGGTTATGATAATGGGCGAGCCCTTAATGATAACTCTGGCATATTGGCCACTAATTCATCCGGGACTGCGTTCGATGAGATCCAGTATAAACAAGACGGAGCCTTGGCATCCGGATTGGGCGCCATGCAGACTGGAGGTGTGTTCTCATTATTTCCATTTCGTAGTATCTACGCATCTGCCGGACAGGTATTGAGTGTTCGTTTTAACACCGCCGGAACTACAACCAATTCCGGCATCATTACAACTATTCAATTAAATCCATAACCTACTCAAGTTCTATAATAATAAAAATAATAACAACAAAGACAACAAGCATTCATGAAAATCCTTGTTTTATGCATAGCAACAAATGGTTATGAAAAGACATGGAAGCATTGTATTGAGAGCCATCGCGCATATTGCAAACGTTACGGGTACACTTATCGATTATTGACTAGTAATCCTTTGCATAAAACAATGCCTCCCCATTGGTTTAAAATCCATTCCCTGTTAGAAGCGTTGAGGGAGGGTTGTTGGGATGCGGTTATTCTTAATGATGCTGATCTACTGACACAGAGGCGATGTCCACCAGTGACTAAATATCTTGAAGCTCAACCTAACAAGCATATCTTTGCAGCCATGGGTATTACCAACCGGCCTAACAGTGGCTACATTGCGGCAAGAACTACCAGTGAAAGCCAAAAGTTTTTCCAAGATATGTTAACACGGCGAGCTATGAATAAAGATGTACCTAAAAAATTCTGGGCAACCGGCGGGCGCAGACATTATGACGATAATAGTTTCTTTATATTTTTTTATCATCAACGTAAACACCTGTTTTACATATTGCATTGGATCTGGAATAACAATAGGGATCCGAATAGGCGAGATTATAACAGACATTATTGTTGTCGAGTGGGTAGGACCTTAAAAAACGTTAAAAAAATGAAACCGATCCCCCCAAAACCCAGACATCCCCCAAGATTACCAACTCCTGTCAAACCCATCCACCAACAACCACCTACACCAGCCCCTGTCAAACCTGTACCACGCACACCCGTCCGCCAACAACCACCTACACCAGCCCCTGTCAAAACTGTGTCACACACACCCGTCCGTCAACAACCACCTCCTGAACTAAAATGTATGCCACCTGGTCAAAACTGGGGCGATAACATTAGCGTATTTATGTTTAAAAAGTTGTCCAAACGTGGCACGTGCCGCCAGTTAAGTTGTTTTGGACAGGGTCAACATCCGAATTATTTAACTATTGGTAGTATTTTGAGGTTTGCGGACAACAACAGTATTGTATGGGGAACGGGGTTTCTTTTTAACACGGAGCCTATTGGTGTACGTAGCTGGGACAGGTCCCCCGCATTGCACAACAAAGTGTTTACCAAGCCCGCCAAGGTTTGTGCTGTGCGTGGAAAATTGACACGAAAAAAACTGCTAAGCATGGGTATTGCATGTCCTGAGGTATATGGTGATCCAGCGTTGTTGTTTCCCATGTTTTACCAGCCACGGGTAAAGAAAGTTTATGCTTTGGGTGTTATAGCCCATTATAAACACCGGGAACACGCGACCATTCAACGGTTTAAAAAGAGACCTGGAGTGCTAGTGATTGATATATTTCAAACTGGGGTACATAAGTTAAGATTTATTCGACAAGTTTTATCGTGTAGATATATTGTATCCAGTTCTCTCCACGGTTTAGTGGTAGCTGATGCTTATCGTATTCCTAATGCTTGGTTCATTATACCTAGTTCCAAAGCGTTAATTGGATCTTTTAAGTTTCTAGATCATTTCTCTGCCGTCGGTCGTGGAATGCGTGCTTTACGTTTAACCAGCCGGCTAAACACTTCACAAATCATTGCTAAAATACCAAAACTCCCGCCTCCATTTAATCGACAGCCCTTATTACAAGCTTGTCCTTTTTACCAACCATAGCGATAAGAATACTCAAATTAATTACTAAAGATAAGGTCAGGTGGTATACCCGCCGCCACTTTACACACGTAGTGTGCACCACTGTTTAACCTGTAGTCTTCCATGGTTAGCATGGATTTTTTACAATAGTAGCAGCAGAGGCAACAATCGATAATATCCACGACGTTTTTCTTGCACTCTGGACATTGTTCTGACATGGAAGTTTGTTTGTCTTAATAAGGCGTCAATTTTTTTCAGAATAAACTTAAAACATGGCGACCAGTTTTAATGCAATTACACGTTACTATCAAGCTTGTTGGGACAGTAAATTGCCGGTAACCGAGTTAGTGGCTCAATTCTTTAATCGTGATGCGTATCTAACCTACCATGCTCTAGATGACCCTTTGATTAACTTTGATTGTCGAGGGCGCGAGGAGATTTGTGATCAGTTCTTTAAACCCTGGGCCAACATAACAAATCGTAGTGGCACGATAGTGTGTGAATTTTCTTGTGAGCAAATTCAACAAAGCGTGTATAAGGTTTGCTACTATATTATTCAGCAACATCATGAAACCAAGTATGCGCTTTTAATCCATGATGTCATCCGACTGGGTGAAGATCTAAGCATCGTGGGCTATCATGGCCAACGTAGATGGCGCAAAAATGTTTCAAAGAAGGATACATGATCTTTTTTTGGGAGAATCTGGCTCAATAATAGGAGGTTCTGGATCAGCAACATGACGTTCGGGCTCAGTAAAAAACTGTTGATCTTGTATGGCATAATCTTTGTGTCGCCAACAGTAACCCTGATAATCCGGATTCCACTTGTTGGCACACCGCCGACCTTTTTTGGTGATACCAAAGCATGTAGGTAAAATAATGTGTCGACAAATTGGGCAAGATGGATTTCTGGCATGCCAGTCAAAGAAACATTTGGCATGAAATACGTGATGGCACGGGGTAACCAAGTCCACACCATCATCACAACAGATGGGACACTCCATTTTTCTATAAATAAAATTAAAACCCTCCCTCTTCCAATGTCATCTCCACGCAAACGTAAGAGTCATTCAAGAAAAGGTCATAGCCGTAAGGCCTATACACGCAAAGACGGTGTAAGAGTTAGAGCATGTCGTGTTAAACCAACTACAGTTAGAGCCGCAGTTGTGAGACTGCCCCCAGCCAAGCCCGGTCAGTTACGTAAGTATGGTTATAGTTTAAGCGCCAATGCCGAGAAGCGATTGGCAGCCTTGAGTCGTGGCGTGCGGCAGGATGGTTACGCTACTATCATGAGAAGATTAAACTGGCTTGCTGTAATGAACAAAAGTCGCCCTAAGCTCTATCGAAAAGTGAAGATAGATATGAATGTACTGAAAAAGAAGTTCCAATCTAAGTAAAAAAAATATGCCGCAGCGTATAGAGTATGATGTCGCTTGGATCAGCAAAAGGCAACCAAGTAGTAACTGTGAGTTATTGCGACCTGTACCCAAGCCTACCTGGACATCGCCGCAGCTGTATGAGTCTTACGATCCACCGCTTTACGCATCTCTCAACGCGAATCAATATTTGGCCATCCCACAATTGGCGCGCGGATCTTTGGTGAGGGTAATGTCTAAGCCAACTCGAAAAATTCAAGAGCTGCGTTAATAAAACAAGTTTGAGCTTAATTTGTATACGCGTTGCTACATACACTTTCCACTTACCATAAACTTTCCACTTTTTGAAAGAATCATGTCCGTACAAGTCACCCACGATTATGTCGAAGCTCTCTTATCGGAGAATCCTGCCATCAAAAATGTAAAGATTAGAGTCGATAAAAAGACTCAGAAGGCTTCGGTCATTGATATAGTATGTTTGGTTACTGGTCAAGAATCGAAAAATGCATCAAGGACTATAGCTCGACTTGGCCACGATATGTGTGCTAGATGTGAACACATTCGAATTAACGGAAAGGGTCATTCAACCTGGGTAGCTGATGCTCCTACAATGCTGCAGATAATATCCGCGTTGCCTGGGAAGCGAGCAGCTGAGATTCAAGCTCGATTTTGCAATGAACGTCACATGCTTAAGCGCAGCTTTCTAACCCTGCTTTCAACTGGTTGTGCAGAAGTTAACATGTCTCGAGATAACAAAAAGAAACTTCGGCTGTCTTTGGCACGTGCTGAAGTTCTGGAGAATGGCGAGGTGGTGCGTGCTTGGGATTATTTGAATCATCTAAATCCCAGTCAAGAAGAAGCACTCCAAATTGCGGAACAAGTGTTTCCAACTGATTTCTCCAGCTCCGCAACTGCTCCGGAGTATGGTTGCGTGTATTTTGTCCGTATTGAAGGAACTAAAATGGTCAAGGTTGGCTACACAACTCAAGACATTAAAAAACGAATTTCCACGCTTCAAGTATCCAATCCTGGTCTACTGGAGCTGGATAACCTCGTCCGTACGCCCAATTATCGCGAACTTGAAAGAAGCATTCACCGCGCGCTACGCAAGCGGCATGTCCGAGGCGAGTGGTTTTGCCTCGAAAGTGACTTTGATTATGCAGATTTAATAAAACAAATTTAGTGGGAACTTTGTTGACCACATTTCCACTTTATCATGGACATCAAACAGATCGATGCCCTGTTGGCGGAGAACCCAGGGCTCAAGCAAGCCAAGATTAGAGTGGACACGAAGACCCAGAAGGCGTCCGTAATTGATGTAATTAAGTGGGTGACCGGACAAACATCAAGCAATTCTCAAAATACATTTAGGAGGTTGGGTGCAGACTTGGGTGCTGGATGTACCCAACTCAGAATCAACGGAAAGGGTAGGTTAACTCCAGTCGCTGATGCCCCTACATTGGTGGAGATCATTTGGGAGCTTCCTGGTAAGGCTGCTAAGCGTTTTCGACGTCAAAGCGCGCACTGGGTGTGCCGAATCTTGGGTGGAGACTTAAGACTGGCTCAAGAAATTGAAAAGCGTTATTTGGAAACTAGTCAAGATGCCAAGACCTTCTTCTTACAAAATGCAGATCAAGGACCAGCCTTGGGAGACGATCATGAGCGCAAGTTGGCATTGCGGGAGCGTGAATTGGCTCTAGAGAGGCAAGCCATGGAAATTGAAGCCATGCGGGCTCAGAACAACTTGAAGATGGCGGAAAGCAAGTTGAAAATGGCGGAGGCTGAAGAACGAAGGGTTGCGGTTTACCAGAAAAAATCTGAGATGGAGAAGGCAATCTTGGAGGATGTCAAAGAAACTTTTGAAACTTGGAACCTGGATGAGCGCGACCAAGCTTGGCTCAAGGATGTGGTGCGCATTTCAAACAAGCGCAAGTTAACTCAAATGTTGGGTACGGATCCGGAAGGTGAAAAGGCACCTGATATGCCTGAGAGACCAAGAGAAACCATTAGTATTCCTTTGGTTTGTGCCCAGTTGGGCTTGCGCGCCAAAGGACAAGAATCACGCATTGGCAAGCTTATGGTCCGACTTTGGAGACAAAAGCATGGCAAAGGTCCCGGGGACAATCCCATGAAGCGTCGCAGTATTTATCAAGGGCGCGAGATCTTGGTGAATTCATACTTTGAAGACGATCGTGACATTATGGAGGCAGCGATTCAACACGTTCTAGGCAACTAAAAAAAATAAAAATGACTTGTTTGATTAACCAAAAAAAAAAAAGAATGCAATGTTCTCAATGTCTCAAAAAGTACAAGACCCAACGAGGGCTAGCTAAACACATTCGTATTAAGCATCCTACTAAACCTTACGAGCATAAAGTAGAGCGTCTCGTGTTGCCTAGGTTACCCGATGTCATCCATACCCTTGTACTTGATTACTTGTACTATGTTGTTTGGGGATGCCAGTGCTTAATAAAAAAAACATGGAACCACTTACAAAAAACATGAAGTACAAGGATGTGTGGTTGGGCCTAGCTATCTTCATGATGATTCTAGGCCTCAAGTTATATGAACAGATGCCGGATCAATGGTTAGTGCACAAATCCGGAACCTTGTGGACGCAGGGAGTGTGTCGCCTTGGTTATGTGCTAGGTTTTATTACAGTCTTATTGTTACCGATACTATCATTGAAACCGATGACACTGGGCGTCATAGCCTTGCTCTGGTTAGTCGTGCCGCCGCTGATGAACAATGCAGCCATCTCCTGGAGACTTATTCCACCCTGTACCATATTGATGCTCCTAAGCCTAGATATACCTTAGGGCTTGTGGCGGTTAGGGTCAAAAATCTAGTGCTGGAATTTTGTTTCTGGCGCTGATTTTGGCCTAGATTTAGAAATTTAGGTCGTGCCCTAAAATCGACCTTTTCGACAACTGACCAATGTCGCCGATTGTCGCCGGCGACATTTGGCGACATTTGGCGACACCATCTACACTGACCGGGTAATGGCCGATATACCAAGGTAATGTCAACTTTGAGATTTAGGATTTTAGGTCTCTGGGCCGCCCTAAACCGCTGCCCTAAAATCGACCTTTTCGACAACTGACCAATGTCGCCGATTGTCGCCGGCGACATTTGGCGACATTTGGCGACACCATCTACACTGACCGGGCAATGACCGATATATCTTGGTAATGCCATCTAGGATTTTAGGGCTCTGAGCCACCCTAAATTGCTGCCCTAAAATCGACCTTTTCGACAACTGACCAATGTCGCCGATTGTCGCCGGCGACATTTGGCGACATTTGGCGACACCATCTACACTGACCGGGCAATGACCGATATAATCCGAAATTTGGGAGGGGTGTGTTTATTTGCAAGGTGGACATGGTTTTGTCAAGGCAGGATATAAATGATTTCCATCAATGGAGTTACGATTGAAACAAATGGATCAAGTATTTCGGTTAGTTCGCGCGGTTCCCGATCAGAATTGAAGTACACAGATGAAGGTGACACCAGGAATTACGGTCATATTGGCAACGGTCGCAACCTGGACGTGTCGAGTAAGAATGTCAAGGTCAGCAGTGTGGGTAATGGATGTAACATAAATATTAACCGAAATTGTAACTGTGGATCTGTTGGTAATGGGTGTAACATTGATGTCTCGGGGGAATTCGTATGTGGCCACGTGGGTAACGGTTGCAACATTGATGTGAACGGTGTGGTACGGCTGGGATCGTTGGGAAACGGTTGCAACCTGGAAGGAGGATCTAATGTTTACGTGGGTTCCTGTGGTCGCAAGTGTAATATTACGGCTCGTGGGGAGCTTCACTTTGAACAAGAACCTCCCAGATCTTGTCGTCTGAGAGCAGGAAGAGGGATTTTTGTGAATGGTGAACCCTATGAACAACCGCCACCTAGTGAGAAACAGACCATTCGGATTAACGGTCAAGAAATCGAAGTCAAGCGCGGTGACAATATTAGCATCGGTGGTTCTCACATCGTGATTGGAGATGATGGAGATATGAACGTTAGTCAAGTTGTTTCGACATCTTCTTCATGGTTCTATTAAACAAAAAAATTTTACGAACTTCTCTTTTTTCGTAATCTTCTCTTGCGCTTGAGTCGGCGCACTCTCTTTTTTTTCCACTTGGCACGCATGGAGGGTTTTTTTATTATTAAGTTTTTATTGGCACAACATCATTTGAACAGGTCTTTGGATTTGTTGACTATACATAACATTCATGTGCTTACAATTCCGTACTAATGTTTTACAGAGGACTTTAGCTAAAGCTTTAAGGCTATCCGTCCACACTGTACCATTGAATGTTAGTGTACCCGCAGAGTTTACCTCTAGTTGAGTGGTGACGGACCCACATTGTAATTGAAAGCGGGTGATGACCTGGGCACCTGGAGGATATTGTCGCGCGACCTGTTGCTCTAAGAACCCTTGGACTTGTTGTAAGCAACGATGTTCTTTGCGGGGTGTTCCGCGGGACGGCTTTTTCCGCTTAGCCTTAGTTTTGCGACCCGTACGTTGTTTTTTGGGAGGCATGTTATTTCCACTTTTGTTTATAATTAGACAACCATAATAATGCCAGAGGGACCTAATATTCGGAAGACTGCGCAAGCCATTCGCACCTTTTTGGCGCAAAGATCAGATCTTGTGGCGGACGTGGAATGCGGCTTTGCCCACTTACACATGGATGGTAAAGTTAGGTTCCAGGGTAGTGAAGACGGTGTTCAGGTGCATGGAAAGACGCTGTTCTTAATTTTTATACATGGTCTTTTGGAAGTCCATGCTGGTATGACGGGGACCTGGACCATGGGCCCAGTGATGGAACATCATTACACGTCTTATATCTCATTCACCTTCAGTTGTGGCAATGTCTTAACCTTTATACTGGCAGATCGCATTGGTAAGGTTAACCTGTATCCTGGTCGAACCGATCCTCAAGGTATTGTGGTGGAACGTAAATGGGGACCAGATATATACACCCTGGAAAGACAGGCTCTGTTAAAGCTTTTCAGCAGTAATCGTCGCAGCAAGATTAGTACCTTACTGATGAATCAAAAGTTCTTGGCAGGGATTGGGAATTATTTACGCTCAGAGATCCTGTATGTGGCAGGTTTACATGGAGACCATCGCTTGGTAGACTTGAGTTACGATCAACGTGTGAGCCTTGCCAATGCTGTGCATGACGTGTATCGGTACTATACGGATTGTCCACATCCGGTACATAAAGTCTATCGCAAGTCGCGAGACCCTGACGGTCACCGAGTTCAAGAAACCCGTGTAAGTGGGCGGTCGTTATTTTGGGTGCCAGAAGTCCAACATTAACGTACCTATATTGTACACAATATGCAGACACGCGGTCGAAAACGTCGTAGGGCACAGGAAGCTTCACCATGCCTCGCATACTTACCTCTAAACTTGTGTAATCTGGTGGATGCCTATCGCGGTGCCGAGAAGTTGCGAGGCATCAAAACATTGGTCTGCAGGGTTAATGGCTGTATTCAAAAGTTGTGCGTCAGGGGACAAAAACTCTACATTTCCACCATGACTCATCATTACACTTATTCGTGGAAGGATCACTGCATTATCAAATCCAAGAATGATGCACAATTTGAAGATCCAGTGAACAGAGGGAGCCCGTGTCGGAACGGTGTTGTCCGGTATGCTATACGTGGCCAAAATGTCATCGCCGATGTTCCTTTCCAGCATAATATTGCACCGCAGACGATTTTATATGATGTATACCCTCTTATGCTATGCGTTCCTATGGGCGATGATCGGGTAGCCATTATGTCCTGGCGCCACTTGTACCTGTGGGATTGGAAAAAATTGGATCCGCAAAAATTGCAGATCTGTGAAACGACTCGTGAACTTCAGATGACGATTGTAGCCTTACCTGATGGTCGGCTTGCAGTAGGCACTGATAATGGCAATGTATACTTTATTGCGTGATGTGATTATGAAACACTTGGTATGCCATGTTAACTTGTTCAAATAAATATCTAAAACCTCCTGTATTCTCGATTTCGTAATCCCAGTCCGCGTTATTAAGTTCATTCTCAATCCTAGCGCTGCTTTGAGCCACGGAAGGACGCTGGATGCGTATATTAAAGCCAGTAGGTAAAGATTCGATGTACTTAAATTCAATCTGTGTCCGTAAGTCACTTACAACAATAAGTGAGTGTTTACCCTCCTGCACCAAATGTCGCAGCCGCTGCAAGTAGATATTCGGCCCCAGTGCTTGCCGTGTCGCGCTTCCCAGTAAAACCAAGATTTGACGTGGCGTTTTACCTTCTAGTAAAGGATCCGGTTGGTCCTTGGCCTCTCCGTAGAGTTGGTTGTGGGTCAAGTGTGGGTAGAGAACTTTGGCTTGCTCTTTAAGTGCATCCGCAAAACTGAACTTGTAAGCACCGTGCTGCCTTACCAGATAATCCGCACATGTGTCCTTACCCACCCGTTGCTTGTGACCCAAGGCTAAGATCATGTTGTTGTCTTTGAGTGACCATTGTTTTGGTGAAAGTGCGGTTTAACGAATGTTCGCCAGGTGTCGAGATTAAGGCGCAATTGACGTGATACCTGGCGTGAATAAGACGACGTACGGCACATATCCTGTTGAAAAGTATAAATTGCCTTGAGGAGGTCATGTAACCATAGATGTTCATGGATTCCCTGGGCCGATCCCGTGATCCACCCATCAGAAGAGTAGAAACTTAGGGTATACGCACCTCGAAAAAAGGCACATTGAGATAATTGTTGTAGTGGGTAACATAAAATACTATCGTAGTTTGAGTAGGCTTGGTGATTTGATGCGATTTTGATTTGATCGACTAATTCCAAAAAGTTTTCACGCCAGTGGGAGTGCATTAAGTCATCTGGACGATAGTAAAGGTAATCAAGGACAGTTGGGCTTAAGGTTGCCAGCAAATAAGAGTTTAAGATTGGAGTTTCCGGCTTGTACGTGTAACGATCACCCCAATGACGTTCTTTCAAGTGATAGTTTAGCAAGTACTTGTTCCTGAAAAACTGCCCACAGAGATCACATGGTGGCATATTTTGTGTTTGACACAGCCCTTTTATTCTAAAAACAATGTTTGACATTTATTACGGACGAAACTGGGCGGTACCCATATTCGCAATAAAACCCATGAAGCGTTGAGGTTGATTTAGTAAGGTTTGTCTTTGTGTACTGTATGTCATTTCTGCTGCGACCTGAACCTTGGTGTCTGGCCTTACGCCACGTACTTCTAGGAAGGTGTCACTCAAACATAAGCTGGCTATAGGTATAGCTTCGGCACATAACTCCTCACTTGATAAAGGTATGTAGTGGCCACATACTCTTAGGCCCCACATAGCCCCGTGTTCCGGTAATAATTCCACTATACGTACCAGGTCATACGTGTGGTCGTCTAATCGGATTGGTCCAGAACCTTTACGTGTTAGTAAGACGCGAGGCATATTTTCTTTACTGCTAATCAAGAAATTAGACTTTGCTGTTACTTATGAACCACGAAGTTGTTGAAGATATTGTGGATTGTGTTATCTGTTATGATTCCTTTAAGAGTGGTGGTGAAGTGATTACTTTGCGATGTAATCATGCCTTTCATTTGGAGTGCATACAGAATTGGCACCGAGAATCTGGTAAGTGTCCGATGTGCCGCGCTATCTTAAACCTGAGATGCCGGGCGAGATTACGGAAAAAACAACGCTTTTGTCGGAATCCACTGGAGAAAGGTCAAGATGGATTCTGTATTGTTCATGCACCTGAACAAGACGTGGATAAGTTATAATTTTAATAAATGTATACTCGCAGACAAAGGTTGGTAGAGTTGAGCCGTCCAAGATGGGCCCCCTAATAAGGCCCTAAACTGAACGGTATCTCCAACAGCCAGGCGTAACTGAGCGTTTACCGTAAAACCTTCGGTATTCACCTGCCCAGTCACATCTTGGGCAGAAGCAACTCTTGCTCCGTTAACATAAATACGTAAACCGTAAATTGGACATTTGTGTTTTTGTTTAGTAAATGTGTTTTTTTGTTCAAGTGCAAACAATTATTTGGAGATCTTGGTAAGTGTGTTTACTTGGCGCACTATTACTTAACTCGAATCCTCTGCATAAATGTTGGCCAAAGTTTTCGGGCAAGTGAGATTAGACAACATGCCAGTGGCCCAGTTCAAGAACGGGTCGACAGATTATGTGGATCTTGTTAAGGACTGTGACTTTCCGGCAGGTCATGACTTTATCAAAGGAGAGTGCTTAGGGCGTCAAGTGGTAGCCTTTAAGGTTAGGTTAAGTGATGATCAAAAACAACATGTGGATCAAGGTATTATGGTGTTTTTCCAGAGATACACAGACTCCTTGAATACTTGGGTTTGTTTTCCATCCCATCTATCAGGAAAGGGTGATGTGGGACGCAAATTTCAGTTAGCTTTTGATTCGGGTAGTCGAGTTAATGACCACACAGTTCAATGCATCCAGGATTTATTGACAGCTGGCACAGATTATGCGGCCAATATTGAGGTCTGGGATGGAGCAACTACTCAGTATGTTACGAAGAGTGCCTATTTTTCGATTGGTCATAACTAAAGAGTGCGCACAACCTTCTTTATTTGGAGATCTTGGGATTCAATAATGGGACCATTTCTACATCATTAAAGAGACTTCTTATGGGTATAAACCTAATTTTTTTACGTCTACACTGTTTCAGCAAGTTTAGCTTTTCTTCATCCTGGACCCAGTGATCATACAATAAATATCGAAGTTCTGGGTAATAATTACGGACGTACAAGATAGGCCCCCAGCGATCGATGTATACTTGAATGTTACCATAGATTGTATCCCAAAGTAGGTAGCTTTGTACTAGCATCCAGAGATCTGGAGGAAGTATACCTTTTGGCAAGTCTAGCGGATACCCGACTAGGTAATCCGGGCAGAGTAAATAAGGATATGTAGAGTATGTCAAGTTAGCATCTTTATCCACAATCTCCAGATTCCTCAAGTCCAGACTCTCCCATAACTGTGGTCTTCCAGTAATTATATAGACGTGACTCCGTGTCATATCTAACTTAAAACCACCCACTTCCAAGATCATTTGTTTTCTTACATAATAAATGGTCAGCACTGGAGCCGAAGGTAACAAGTGGATTTTAGTCTTGTCGAATATTGCCTACTTAATTCCTGCAGGAGTAGTCTTGTATCAGGCCCTGAAGAAACACGGTCAAAGGATGAACAAATTTATTGCGGCCGAACTGGTGACGGTCTTTGTCTTTGTGGCCATTTTTACATCATCTTCTTATCACATGTGCCGAGGCGACCTCGCTATCAGGGAAGATGTTGATCCCGAGCAGATGGATGTACAAGGTGATGCAGACTTAGATCCATGTGCTGCATGTCCAGACAATACAGTATCCTGGATAAAGCATATACCTCCATCTAATCAAGAAATTACGTACCAATTATCCAAGTCTTATGACCACTTGTTTGCTATGTTTGCATTGTTAATCGTCCTTGTTAACGTTATTCCACTCAAACAAAACTTTAGACACTTGTATATTGTGATCTCTTTATTATGGATGGGTATGTTCTTAGAGTCAGGTAATGAACTTGTGTCTGGCTTACCCCTTATTGTTGTAACGGTCCTGGTGTTCATGTTCTGGATCAGTGTACGTAAAAATATATCTTGGCGGCGCAATGTGACATGGACCGCGGCGCTGGTCTGTGTCATTGCGGCCTTTATTTTCTATACTCTGGATCCATATTGGTTAATGCACTCTTTGTGGCACATATTTGGTGCCTTGGCTGGCGCCTTGTTGTTGGCTCAAACTGCGGGGTGTTACGAGAATGTTCGCGGGCCGATTAAGTTGCCGGTTCAAGTTATCTTCAAGACTTTGAGCCAGTGTAGGTCTTGAGGAAAAGTAATACTTGATTAACTGGATCTCATAAGGATCGGATAGAGCGTTGCGTCGGGCTTGAAGACGTGACATGGTGAGGGGAGGTCTCGTTGTTTGTTTAGCTAAAGTAAAATTTATTTACCCATGAACGAATGACAATACCAATTTAAAAACCCTTATTATTGGACCAGTGATGGAGGCCGCTCAAGTTGTGGAACCTGAGGAACCTGAGAAGTCTGACCCGTACGAAAACTTGGGAAACCATTGTAAGAGCTACATTGAGCATATTTTCTGTCGGTACACGTTGGCGTCAAAGAAGAGGATTATCGATTGTTTGGCGTTGTATAGAAGTGGCCAGATGATACTCTACGAGCTCTTATTCCATCAACATGCGGGAGTCCGAGAGTGTTCCAAGTTATATGTTTGCTTGGATGCTTATGACTGTAGGAGGTTTTTTAACAGGCTGCAAGATGAATATCAAAATCATCAAACAGCAGTGAACCCAATCTTGGACTTTATTTGTAATAGTCCGCGCATGGTGCGGTTTGAGGGTGCCAAAATGCCGTTGTTCCGCTTTCGGGCTCATTTAACGGAATGGATGGCCTGCAAAAAGCTCAGCCATTCATACACCATTGAGCAACTAATGAAAGTGTTTAAAGCCGAAGGGCTGGAAATCAAGAAAGGTCAAGGTCTATGGGAGGGTCAGTCGTTTACTGGGCGTTTTTTGTATGGGATTACGCTACGGGAACCATTTGATTGGAGACTCGAGGATGCTGATGAAGACGAGAAATTACTACCCATTTTATCAAGGCAAGTATGCCCTAACTGTGGACCTTGCCCTCACAAACGGCGAAGAGTGCTGTTCTAAAGGTATAATGTCCCCAAGTACTTGAGGCAGTCATTGCTTTGAGCCATTTTATTGGCAAGACCACGTTTTGTCTCATCTGTGCGCACGCAAAAACCGGCACCTTGCCAAAGTAACTTCATTCTAGCAAAAGTCAAAGTATTAAAAATTAATTCGGCACGTTGTGTTACATTCATGTTTGTGTGTGTAGTTTTTTAATCATGGGTCAATATTTTTTTAGTCCATCGACATGATGTCTCTAATCTGTTCTTCTGGCGTCTTGACAAACGTTGTAGCATAGTAATCGGCCTGGGGATTTAGCCAGAGCTCTATCAGTTCTTGGGAGCTTAATCCCGTGGGGGTCCGTAAGTACCAATCTAGAGCCAATGCATGATGGCCAAAGAGTTGGTTGCAAAAAGCGCGACATTGTGCGGCGTGAATGTAAAGCAAAGGTTCTGGATTCTCCTCGAGTTGTAGTAAGTTGCGTAGGGTCCAGGCAAAGTAACCATTGGCATGTTCTTCTCCGGCCCAGTTGGGTTCATATACAATGGAATGTAGCGGTTTCAACGAGCGGCTTGGGAACAAAAACACATGCTGATCCATAAAACGCGTGTCACGGCGCGACCATCTTTTGATACCCTGGCGCAGAGTGCTTCGTCCACAACCAGCCACACCTCTAAGCTCGATTAATCTAGACATTGAGGGGGGGGCAGACAAAAAAAAGTAAAAGTGGAAACTTTATTCACCAAAACGCAACATTAGCGTAAGTTTGTTCTTCTGGGTTCAATGGATCAAGCCACTAAATTAGCCCGACAAGGTGAACGAGTGGTGCTAGAAGACACAAAACGCATATCGCTTACTTAATACATCATAAGTACGATAATTTATGTTACTATCACTGAAATTCAAAAAAAAACGCCAAATCTGTTCCAGACTTGTAACCGTTTGGAGTTCTTATTGCAATTGTGCGTGAAGTGCACTAATTTGCTGCTTGATCGTGGCTGTTGTTTGTTCTGCAAGTGTAAGCTTCTGCACAATGTCTCTTTTAATACCTTCCTTAGCTTCAATCTATTTAAATTATCAATTATGTAAAAAATAAATATTATTATTTAAAAAAAATGAACAACTTCGAAGAATGTAAAAATGTTAGATTTCAACGTATATGTGGTGAGCGTATATCTGCTAATACTGTTGTGACAAACAATTTAATCGTCAATGGTGATAGTAATGTTGAGGTCTGTACAAATTATCCTTTGTGCTTTACTAATTGTGTGGATATGTGCCCCGGATTTTGTGGTTCCATCCATCAATACATCCGCGGCGCTTGGGGTATTTACCGCAGCCCTGGGATTACTGAAGTAACCGTAGGTATTCCAGGTGATGGGGTCGCCCCAGGCGCAAATTATCAAACGGTTGCTGAGGCGTTGTCGCAAAATACCGGACCCTTCACAAACTGCCGATTTATCAGAGTCACGGACAGTATTTCCGAGGGTGCAGCCCTAACCCTGACTGCCAATGTCTTACTTTACATTGATCCTGGTGTTACATATACCCTTCCTGGGGATTTAGAAGCCAATGGATTCAACTTGGTGATTTTTGGCAATGAAAATCAAAGCTCCAGTGCACTGAGTATAACAGGGCAAATACTCGGTGCCGGGAGCACGGTGATGTGTAAGTATCTGGATATCCGGGCATCCACTCCTGTGGAATTATTCTCAAAAGACCTGAAGAATTTGACCATGGAAAAGTTGCAGATTACGTTGGATAATCCGTCTGGGACTGTCTTGAGCGGTATCTCGACGAACGTGACCACAATCACTGATGTTCAAATCACCATTGCTGCTGGGGTCACAGCCACCAATCCTTGTATTAGTCATGACGCGCCCGGTTCCCCGGTTAAACGCCTTGAAATTTACAACTTAAACATCACAGGAGCGTTTACAACACAATCTATCGTTGTGGAGGATGTCACTTCAACCGTCACCAACTTGAAGATGGACGTGGATGCCACCAGCATTGCCCAGTTCAATTGTTTGATTCAAGGGCTGTACGACATGAACTCGGGTGCGGAAACTTTGAATGTTCGGATTCAGGACGCTGGGAATCAAGTCAACGAGGTTCATGTCAGAGACTTGAAACTCCGCGATGTTACAGGCAGTACGTTCACCAATGTTACCACAGGCTTGATGGAATTTGAGGGCGACTCTAGCAATAATCGGTTGTCTAATTTTGCAATCACTGATGAAGACGGAGAGGGTATATTTTTCCCGGAAGGAGCTGGTCGGACAGTTACAAACTCGGAATTCAGTAACTTCCAAATCACCACCACATCAGGGGATGCATACTTTTACTTTACACCAAGTTCGGTAACCTCGTGTCAATTTGCCACGTTCAGGATCCTGGGTGATTTTGGCAACTTTGGCACCCCAAGAGGCCCAGTCTTTCGAGGCAATAACAACACCTTTACCGACTTTACGATCACCAATGCCACCACACCCTCCACCTGGACAACGATCTTTGGAAACGAAGATGCAGTGACGACGTATCCGTCTTCTAACATGATTGCCACCAATTTCCAATACCCAGGCACTAATACTTGCCGAATTAACATCAATCAATCCGCTCTCGACCGCTGTACATACTCCACCTTTACCGGCACCGCCCTGGATGAATTGGAAGTGAACTATCTCACTGGTCCCTTAACGCCAGCATCGGATTTTAATACTTTGAATACCTACAAGACCCAGGTGGATCGGTTTACTCTCAACACTGGTAATTGCACGGTGATAGGAATTAATTCCACGAGCAACGCCAGCTCTCCATTTTGTCTAATTGATCTTAACAATCTTCACTTAAACACAAGCAGTGATATTACGCTCACCAACATATCCGCTTGTCTATCCTCATCGGAGTGTGGCCTATTAACTATCACTGGACCCAACAATGCGGATGAGGGGGAGACGAGGTTAACAGATGTTCTGGCGATTAATCTGGTGCTCGATGAAGTGGCAAATGTCCAGTTTGAGAATTGCAGTTTTACAACTCAAGTTTCCATTACTGCCGATATTTCGGGAGCCGGTGACACCCTGTCCACTTGTACGAACATCAGCTTCAGCAATTGTCGAGTCGAGTCACTATACGACCGCGGAGCAAATACCCGCTTCAGTAACTGTATTTCTAAGAACAACAATGTGCTATGGCGCTTCCTTGGAGGGTTTAACGTGGTTGTGGCAGACCCGGTAGCGCCAAGTGTGGTTAGCAACTGTGTAATGCAGGGAGCTACATCATTGATCGTGGTAGCCAAGCAAACCATCATCACTGGCTGTACTACTGATAATGTTCAAGTCGTTGGAGGACGGTTTAATCTTGGCCTAGTCAGCCCAAACTATCGAGGTTCCATCAATGGTGGAGATTCCTCTATTCTCACGAATATGGTTGTCACAAATGATCTAATTGTGGGATACAGTCCTGGAGCTGTAAATGCTGATTGGCGTGGTTTGTTTGGTGTGGCTGTGGAAAAGTGCAAAGTGGGTAACATTGTTAGACTTGGTCGCCAAGCTCTCACAGGCATTTTGGCGACCAACAACAACCCGGGCTTTCCTGCGCAAATCATGGGTGGTAATACGTTCTCCGATTCTGAGTGTGCTGAAGTTTACATGTTAGAGTTTGAGCAAGGAGACCCTGGCTACAATAATGGCAATAATCCCACATCCGGTGGAGATGCTCTATTTTATCAAAATGCGTTTGATAGTTTACTGATCTCAGGTGAGATGCGTCATTTTCTTGGAACTGACACACGAATCAACAACGTTAATGCAATTAGGCTCGATCACAGTGGTGGCTTTAACGACATGTACACAGGATGTATTTTTAGAGATGAACCGGCTACAAATACTTCTCGTTTTCAAAGCAATGGGATCCAAGAACAATCCGGGCTTGTGGTGACCGGTTGTGATTTTGTAAATGTTGACCTAGAAGATTTGGAATTTTTTTCGAGCACAGGCAATAATTACAATGTGCTAACTACTACTAACATTACAAAAAGTTGCATTTCAGGAGGGTTCCTCCGAGAATTAATTGTTGATGTTAACTCAACCATTAATCAATTTGGCAGTTACTACTCTGATACAGATGGTGGTGCCGTTATGATCAATAATGCAGGACAATTTAATACATTCTACAGTATTCGCAGTGGCAATATCGCAGATGTGATAAATACAGCAGCAAATTGTCAGTTTGACACGATCAAATGTCGTAATTTTACGCACACTGGTGACAGCTCCATATTCAGCAATTTACTTATGTTAGGAAGTCTTACAACATCCGGAAATCGCTGTTCTTATAGCGGCTGTCGGATTTCTTTTGATATTATCCACACTGCAGGCAATGACTGTGTGTACACAGGGTGTATGTGCAACGGTGGATTAACTCACACTGCGGGAACCAGCTGTATTTATAGCGCGTGCAGATTTAGACCCTTTGGTGGACCAGCACCGGCCATTGCAGCGGGAGCACCTTTATTCACAGCGTGTATTGGGCCAGGGTTTGCCGCCTTGGGTGGGGCTCTTGGAGGTCGCCCAGGTGGTTCATCGGGGAGCTCCGGCAATTGTCAAGTTTAAATCACCAGTAAAACAAAAAATAAAAATGTTTTCAAGAGTTGTGTATTGAAAGAAAATATTGGCCCTGCTGTACCAGTTTACACCTTATTTATGCATGTCATATTCTATGCGCGTTTTTGCTGTATTTAGTTATAACATTTCTACTTAAAAAAGTACGAAAGACCCCAAGTGAAATATGTTTGACGAGGAATTATTTGTTGCGCAGATGCGGCTCAAGGGTAAAGTTGCTATGATGACTCTACATGACGGACAAGTTTTTACTGGGATTTTTGCATCCTATGAGTGGTTTGTGAATTACCTACAATTAAGTACAGCAGAAAGACTTACAGGGCACGAGGAGGATTTTGGAATTTACGATGCGCAAAATGGACAGTTTCACATGTTTCCGAGTAAGCATATCCAGCGTGTGGAAGAAGTTCAAGATAAGCAACAGGAAAAGAAGCCAAGAAGGAAGTCTAGAAGAAGCAAAAGAGCACGGTGATCGCCAGGTTTTACTTATATAAACGGTTGTCAATGGCTAATTGAGGTCCGGGCAGCCACCACATTTCACCGGATTGTAATGTGTGAGTGGGGGTACTGCATAAATCGGCAGATGTACTGTACACAGCCTCGGGAAACTGAATATAAAGGCGACCATCTGGTCCGGCACATATGTTTTTTATTTGATTGTCGTCTGTTTCCAGAGAATGCTGCAAGGTTCCATTTCGATTAAAGGTGCAGATTTTTTGCTTACTTGCTAGGGCCCAAAGGTTTTGGTGAATTCTAGTAATATGGCAGATATTCGGCATACTTACCTTATCCAGCTTGATTTCAGGCTCCTGCAGTGTACCATAATTATCATAGGTTCCAATGCGCAGATGTCCATCCTGATCATCGCGAGCTAGCGAGTATCCTTGATCAGAATACCATTCCATAGCCAAGCCTGGAATATTTTCAGTCTGTGTTCGCCATTCTTGGTTCTTGACCTGGGTGCACCGAAGGATGCAAATCCAATGGGCGTAAGTGAGAATCAAGTAACCGTCTTGATGTAATTGCATCTTTTTGGGCATAATGCTTGGTGAGGAACCACAAGGTGAGATAAGGTCAAACCCTCTTGTAGGGTTCTGAACCTTTCGAAATTGCAAATTGTATGGCGTTAACGTGAAAAACCAAGAACACAATGGATGCCAAGCCTCCAGCCACAGTATAGAACCACAGTATGGTACTTCTGGTCTATGTGGTAACTCCGAGAATAACGCACCCTTAAACTCCCAAGCATAAGCTTGAACAATCTTCCTAATCCCCGGAATCAAGAAAATCACATCGGACATTTTGAAAAAGTTAAATCGGACTTTCGGACTATTTAATATATTTTTTTTCAACATGTCTGGCGATCGCTTTACTCACTGCGCCATGGTTAATGGTCAATGGTTACTCATGACATCTGATCTGAAGCACGTGATTCCCCTGGACTTAAACGATGAAAAGATTGATCTGGTTCAAGCACAAGTCGATGCCATGGCGTCGTATCAACAACATCAAGGCCCGATGGTACCGGAGGAATTCCGCGACAAGTACTGCTTTATCTTTGGTGGAGAAGTCCTGGCCTCTGCAGACACTATGGAAGAGCTGATGACAAAGGAATCTCAGTTTTGCAACTTGGCTTACAGTGTGTATTGTCCAAATCAAGTTCAATAAAAGTGTTTGTTGCCTATAAAAGTTTTAGGAATTTATTTTGACATTTTAACCTTAGTGCTATCTCAGACTTCTAATAATCCGCCGGACGTCGTCTATTGTGGGATGTTGAAAGTAAGGTTTCCGGAATCTTCACTGCTTTTCACTGTTGGAGGACGTGGGTCTTCAATATCCCAGAAGCCAGGTGGTGTGGCTGGTAGTTCCAGGCTACGGGGCACTCGATCTTGGGGCTTAAGTCGGCGGTGATCACGGTAGTCAATTTGACCGTATTTGGTGTCACTGCGAACGAGTTGTCGAATCCGCTGGGTTGCATGAGCTGATAAGTTGAACTTTTTTGGTCCCAAAGCCCGGACTTCAGCGCGCGTCGGTTCTTTCCAGCGCCGCCGTTTTTCCGCAGCCTGGCGACCGGCAAGTTTTTCCGCCATGCTTTTGCGCTTGTGCCACTTAAACTTCATGTTGGTAAGCCCAGGACTAAAGAGTACACAAAATCTGAATAAGGACACATCGTATATGTAATCATGAAAGAATTCAAGCGTTTAGACACATACTCTCGATGTTCCTGTTCTGGCAGTTTCCTTAAACTATTGCGCAAGGTCACTAAGTCTTTGACGAGCTGGGATTGTAAGTCATACACGTGAGGCTGATGCATGTAAGGATTCTCACGATTAAAAGTAAATACGGCCACGATGGCATGATCAATAAACTTCTCCATTGTTTTTTTTAAAAATTATGCCAAGAAATAAAAAAAAGTCCGAGAAGTCCGAAAATGGGCAATAAATGTTTGGCGTGTGAAGGAACTGGTGTTTATCCGAAACATATTAATTATTGTCACGTGTGTAGTGCTGCCAAAATAAAATTGTATGTCAAAAAAAAAGAATGGCGCTCAGTAAAGCTCAGATTGGCTTCATTATTATAATTTCTTTAATCGTGGTTGGGTTGGGTGTTGCCTTGGCAGTCATTTTTTGGCCTAAAGGTACAGATACATCCGAGGCTCTTGGACCGGGCGAATCTAAAAGTTACGAATTCTTAATCGATGCAGACGTGGATCAATTGTATAATGTGGATATCACTCTAAATGTCAGTGCGGGTAATGTAGATCTAGAAGTGGAGACTGTATCCGGCGACCTCATATTTCAACGACGGTTAGTGGCACAATCTCAAACTTTTGAATTAACATTATTAGATCCTGAAGCAGCGCCTTATACTGCCATCGTAACCAATCTAAATACGGATGGCACTGTACAAGTCTTAGACTGGCAGTTGCGTGTTACAGCTGTGGATAAGGAGGTGATATTTACTACATCTGGTACATACCAAGTTCCATCGGGTGTGACGAGTTTAAACATTAGTTGTACTGGGGCTGGTGGGGGTGGAGGTGGTGGAGGACAAGGGGTATTTGCGATGGAAAGTGACGCTGTGGGAGGCGCTGGTGGTGGGGGAGGGGGAGCTGGTCAGGAAGTTATTACAGAAAATATCCCAGTTATGGAGGGAGAGATCCTTACCATTGAAGTGGGGGAAGGTGGTGCTGGTGGGCGAAGTGAAACTGATGGTAATGATGGTGGTGATTCAAGTGTTACTGGGACCAACATAGATATTGTTGCAGTGGGAGGTGAAGGTGGAAAATTGGCAGGCAAGCCGCGCTTGGTTGATATTACGGGTGGTGATGGTGGAGCTGGTCAAGGTGGTGGTGGTGGTGGGGGTGGTGCTGGATGGTTATACCGAGAGACTGGTGATCCTGGTCAAGGCGGAGAGCCTGGAGGACAAGCCGGGGCAGGGTACCATGGCGGTGCAGGGAGTGATGATGTAGCTGGTGGTTCTGGTAATTCGGGAGGGGGAGGTGGTGGTGGTGGGGGTGGTCCAAATGGTGGGCAAGGTGGAGATCAAGGAGCTGTGGGTCGAGAAGGGACGGGAGCTGGAGGTGGTGGTGGTGGGGGTGGTGCGGCTAAGTGGGGATCATCAAATGTATGGATGGATGGGATGCAAGGTGGTAAAGGTGGTAATGGTGCAGTAATAGTGATGATAAAGGCAACATTCTAACAGCTTGTCAAACAAGAAACCCAGGACTGTGGAACCTTGAATGTAAACTTACCTTCTGAAGTTTCACACAAAATATCAATTAAGTGGGGTACCCATTGATCTAACTGATCTACTGTACAAGCTTCCTGAATAATTCGGATGACCCAAGAACGTTTTTCAAATCCAGAGACTGTAGTCCAGTGTGCGGCTATCTCCATAAGTTGAATGGTCATGTCAATCACACTGGAGACATTTGGATTTCGAAAAGTAGCCTTTAAATCTGTGATAAGGGCTTTTTCGTCAATGTCGGCTCGTTGCGCTCCTTGCATATTTAGTCTTGGTGTTTTTTTGTTTTTATTGTGAGGAAGAATGTTTTTGGGCAGCTTTTTCACGAATCAAATAAACACATGTCGCATCCAGGATCCCGCAAGACCTCAAACTTTGGTGTAAGTCATGCAATATACGACCAGCAAACAGCAGCTTTTGTTCGTGGACGGGTATAGAGATCTTCAGGCTGATCAACGTCTTTAACTGTTCTACAGTGCCATCGAGGTCGACGTGTATCACGTACTGGCCACTGGGACTTAGGGTCTTGATAGTCAAGGGGATGGTCTCCATTCGAAAGTGGAAATTCTAATTATCAAACCAATCCGCACGGCACAGAGGACAATTTTCATGCTCGCTAGCCTGCAACCACCTGTAGACACAATCTGTATGGAAAAAGTTGCCACAGGCTTGACACGCCTGGGTTGTCTCTACTTGATCAAACACTTCCATACAGATACAACAATCATCCTCGGGGTCACATTCTTTGCTTGTTTCAATCGAGCACGGGCTCGGGCTGGGGCTAGGGCTAATCGGGATTATTGGAAGCTCTTGGTCTTCGTGTAGACCCACTTCCGCGATGGATTGTGTCTCTGCTTCCGAAAATTTAAAAACGCGAATAAAGGTAAAGATCAAATGTTTACAAAATTGATGCCGCGTACGAAAATCTGGACACGTGCATTGTAATTGGGCGGGTTGAACAGTATAGGATGTACCACTGGCGCCCATAATTTTAAGCTTATTATCCTGTCTATCCAATACATAAATACGTTGGGACAATGCCCTGCGTAACCTACGCGAAAACGCAGACCCTGACATATTTCCTTTTTAATGTTTTCTTTATTAGAATATTAATCAGAACTGGTCTCAGCCTCAGAACTGGGATTGGTATCAGCCACTAAACGTGTCATGGACAGGTGTGCGGTCTTGTCTCCCATCTCCGCGGCAATCCAGTACAGGTTCATAGCCTCATCTTTGCTTTGGTTTAGGCCCCAACCCGTCTCATAACATTCAGCAAGTTGCAAAATAGCTGGGAGGTACCCTGCCTTAACAGCTTTATCCAAGCATGAACGTGCGGAATATTCCATGGTGGGCTCCATTAAGCCGATTAAAATGCTTCGACCCAACGTAAACCATGCCTCGGACTGGCGAGATACGGAAATATATTCCAATGGCGGGAGATAGGAGGGATTATCAAAGTCCCGGTTTAGCCAAGTCACATGGTCCGCCACACACGCCAACAAATAATTCTTGGCCAGCCCATAATTTCCTTGTTGTACCTGTTGTTGGGCCAGTTGAAATTGGGCATCACCAAGTTCCGTCAAGGATTCTAAAAGTTGGGTCGCCCGCTTGGTGTCAGGAAATGGTAGACCAATACCAATCCTATACATGCCTGCCAAGTGATATCTGGCTTCAATAGAACCACTGGTCTGGAAGGCATGAAGTGCAGACCGGGTATCACCATCCAACAGGCTACAGATACCGTGTAATGTTGTTACCATAGGATCCTTCAATTCTTTGTATTCCTCCAACCATTGTGGAACTTCAGCAATGGGAAGTTTTCTGAGAATGGAAGGCATAGCCTCTTTGTGACCTTGTTCTAGGCTTAGTTTCAACAACTCGAGGTTGCTATCCAGTTGACCCCAGAGAAATGTAGCTTCGGCACAGCCATACTTGGTCGACGCTTCCATTAAACAGTCCCGGGCACTGGCACGATTAACTTCATCATTCAGGTAAGCCTTACCCAACAAGAGACAAGCTTCAGCTGAACCGTTTAACCTGGCATTTTCTAACATTTGGATGCCATCCTGGTACTTGCCTTGTTGGAGATAATATTGTCCAACTTGATACATACATCCTATGTGTTTGTATGCTAGGCCCTGTAAGAAAAACTTGAACTCATTGGTGAGTAGGCCATAATCATAAGAAGCATCTGGGCTACTGCCCACCTCTGCGGCTCTCTTCAGCCACCGTAGCCTGCTGGTGCTGGATAATGGCCAGACTTTATGCCATCTGTAGGCTGCTTCACCATGGCCGCGCCACGCAGCTTCTTGAAGTAATTCTAGGTTGCCGGACGCCAAGTGGCGCTGAAAGTAAGCATCTGGATGTTCAGATTGTTCAAAAAGTTCCAAGGCACGCCTAGGGTTGGGGCAAGCCCCAAGATTGCCATTCAAGTAACAGACACCCTTTAAGTAGGGATCTTTATATTCCATATAATGCTTGATGCAAGTCGTGTTTTCATTTGTCACCGGCGCAAAGTCTTGGTATTGGCTCTCCAAGCTTAAGTAAAAGTCCTTATGATCTGAATTTAAGGTTGAAGCATAAAAGGTCTGGTGTTGTTCAGGTAGCTTCGTTTCTTGAATGTTGACGGGTACGGGATCGTTGATCCGCTGCATAGGACATTGATGCTTGTTACAGTTGGGACACCAGAAGATCAACTCCTTCGTTAAAGAAAACCTGGTCAGCATGTGGGGTTCTAAAATTTGGGTGATACGTACGGGTTGGCACAGGACATCCACTTTGTAAACTTGCCGTAGCGCTTGTAAGCGTTGGTTATGATTTCTTTGGACCGCCAAATACCGGGATAAATCTTCATGAAGTTCATGCAAAACTTCTGGGTCGTCCTCGTGGTTACTGCCCAGCTGTTGCACCAGCCGATCTATATCTAATTTAACTGCCACCTTATCCTTGTCACGATGCAAGATCTCATTTTCCAGGTTGAGAAGTTGTTCCGTAGCCTGGTGCTCTGGGTCTTTTTGATCCACGTAGGTCAGCACCAAGCAGCCATCTCTGCGGATATGTGTGCCGAGTTGTTTATCCTTGCACCAAAAAGAGTGTTGCTTAAGTAGCGGATGACGAAAGATGACTAAATCATCACCGTGATCGGTGTGTATAGCCCCCTTTCTAGGTCGAGTATCGGGTTCTTCATTCATTTCTCCGTCTTCAGTCATCATGTTTTTTTGTTCTAATGGTAGCACAATAAAGGTTGTGTTTTTAGGCGCACTTTTTTATCAAAGCTGAAAGTTTTTAAAAAAAAGATGCCTCGACAAAAACGATCAATCCAACGCCGCATCCAACGTCTCAAGAAACAACTAGCCAAGACTACGGATCCTGCGGCTCGGCGTGAACTGGAAATTGATATTCGGTGCGAAGAACAAGCTATCCAAGCCCTTCCAGTCAAGTCACGGTCTTATAAGTCTAGCCATTCTATCTCTGCTTCTGCGTCCCGGGTGGCTAGTACTACCATGAAAGTTTCTGAGGAAGTAACTCAGACCCGCAGGCGTATTCACACAACTACTGAAAAGGAAGTGCAGCGTGATATTGTTGAGGAGAAGGATGGAACCCGGCGTATCAAGGAGATCGAACGGTCCAAGGCAGTTCAGGACACGTTCGAAGAAGAAGTCAAGCGCAAGTGGGAGCATTGCTTGACTCGGCACTTGGAAGTTCGAACTACTGTGATCTTGCGGGAATTTGATTCCGACCAAGCGCGGCGAAACTTCCGCTTGGAGGTGCGTGGTCGTCGCCGGTACATGCAAACCTTACCTAAAGTCGGGTTCTACAAGTACCTGGACTTGCCGGTGGATCAGGCGTTAACCGCTTATCACCGTGATTGGACCGAGTTGCGGGAGAGTTTGGGGCCCCTACCTCAAGGTCTACCAGACTTGCACAGCCGCAGTCTCCAAGTGGCTCAAGCTTATCCACATTTGAGCCGAGCTTATCGTAACTACTGCGAATACATTGGTCGCAGTATCTTGGAGAGGAAAAAAGAAGAAGCCGAAACCAAAGACGACCGCACGCAACACTTTGGTAAGCGGTACTTGCCGTTGTTGGATGCGAAAAAGTATCCTGAAGAATACATTTTAACTCACTATGCAGCTGAATATGATGACAAAGCCCGCGCTGTTAAGGCAATGATGCAAGGCTTTGGTATGCACGCGCGTGATGCCAGCAACGAGATCAAAAGTCAACACATCTTTCAGCGCGTCATGGCCGGGATGCCTTCGCCCCAAGAGATTTTGGATTATCGCAAGCATCAGGAACCTTACCAGTTTTCGACAGATGGACCGTACCTGGGTTACTCGGGTGCGGACATTAATCGTTTGTATCCCGAGTATGAGCCTTGCCTTGATAATCGTCTCCGGCTCGTGGAATGGTTTGAGCAAGGCCGTTACGACCACTTGGAGACCTTGGTTTTGTCAATGTATGTCATATATAACGCCAGCCTACACCCTGAAAATTTGGCTGGTCTGCGTTTCGATCAACTTCAAGATGTCGGACCTTCTGGTCTTGGGAGCATTCAATGGACTCAAGCCTTTGATGGATATCCGCGGGAATGGACGCGCCAAGCCCCTCGTGACTCTGAGTTGTGTCACTGGGCAAGCCAATCCGTTATCCTGCCTAGTGGTCAACTAGCCAGCTTTGAAGCGCCGCTGTGGTACCTACCCCATTTATTCCCACCGGAGGACCACAAGGATATCCAGCTGGATCTAAAACAAGCCGCGCGAAGGTACGTGGAGATGGAAGCTCAGCCAATTAATTCTTATGAGCCCACCCTCCGCCTAACTCAAGATCTCGTCGTTCCAGCCCGCCTCAAGCACTTACCTGAGTTTCAATGGTTGGGAGACGTGGATGAAGGTTGGATTCAGCGTGCTCCTGAGGTTACTGTGGATGAAGCTGCCTCAGCCATTGACAATGCTCTCGAAGTTATGTAAAAAAAATAAATACATAAATTTAAAACACAATGCAACAACAAGCTTTAGATTGTAAAACTTTTACACGCCGAAGTATACAGACTGGGGCACTAATTGCATCATGTGCTAGAATTACAGATTTGCAAGTTTGCAGATCCATGGAAGACTGTAATGGTAATCCGTTTCCTTGTTTTCATATTGAAACGGCCACCGGTCCCACTGGTGCACCTTCGTCTGGACCAATCTCAATTTGTCCTACTGATACTTTACGTGTGTGGAGTGAGTCCATAAACTTAGATTTAAGCGAAGGGAGTGTATTACTAAATCTAGAAGGGGTAACTGGACCAACTGGTGCGACGGGTCTGCCGGGTTCCGCTACAAGCACGGGTGCGACAGGGCCGACGGGTCCCACTGGTCCCACTGGTCCTCTGGGTCCTACGGGTCTACCAGGGACAGCCACAGCCACAGGGGCCACCGGGGCCACGGGTACAGGTGGAGTTAATAGTTATGGAGAATTATATACGACCACTGGTAGTTTAGTGATAACACCCCAGAATACTTTTATCGTGTGGAATAACGGTCTAAGCGCTGGCCCTAGTTCAGCCACGACCGTCAATGCAGTAAGTGGTAGTATCACAGTCACAAATGCCGGAGTGTACTTAGCCAGCATTAGTTTGGATGGCAGCAGTTCCGAAAATAATGTAGATGTAGAGGGTGCTTTATTTCAAAATGGAGCCATCATTCCCGCCACGTCCATATCGAGACATTATCAACAAAACAATGATGATGGATCTGTCAGTTTGGTCAAACTTGTTAACTTACTAGCCAGTGGAGTTATTGACCTGCGATTACGGTTCACGAATGGTTCGGGGACGACGAGCATGATTTTTAACGCACACAATGTTACGTGGAATTTAGTACAATTATCATAAGTCTGTCTTAAGCAGTATAACGTGTGCGGTTGCGCCCCAGATTTGCACATTTACGCTTTGGTCTGCGTGAACGTCGGTTAGCTGCTATGGTTTTGTGGCGACGGGGTGGGGACACTTCCATCTTGGCAATCAATGGGTTCATTACTTGTGCAGTCACGGTTACAGGATCTGTTTCAGGCGCAGCGTCAGGGGTAGCTTCAGGGGTAGCTTCAGGGGTAGCTTCAGGGGTAGCTTCGGGTGTAGCTTCTGGCACAGCTTCCGGGGTAGATACCGGCGTGGTTTCAGGTGTAGTTTCAGCATTAGGGGCAGGTGTGACCTCAGACGTTGGAACCGGGGCCTCAGACTTTTGGTTTGTTGTTGTACTCATTTTTGGTGTTAATGGCTTTGTTTTTCTTTTTTGCCAAAATTAAACACAATTAAATTTCCTTTTTCTTGGCGACCGACTGTTTTTTCGACGAACGCGTTGAATTTCATTCCAAACGTGCCTACGTATCGCTTGTGGTCTTAGTTTTGGTGCAGTCATCAGAGTGTGACGGCAGTACTTATTCTTTGGGCCAATACCCTTGAACTGACTTAGTGTAATCGCCGAGCTTAACAATGGCTGGTACCACAGTGGGTCTTGTAGCAACTGGAGGTCTATGTTGCGTTGCTCGGTCCAACACCAACCGATCAAGACAACGTAAGGATCACATTGTGCCGCCATGAGTTCCTTGAATGTTACAAAGCTGCGCATACGCATAGATGTAGATGTTGATCCTTTCGCTCGAGGAAAGTCTAAAACTATGGATAAAGTTTTAAAGTCACGGGCCACCTGCATCTCCAGGGGCTGGAGCAAGGCTAAATACGCGTCTGCGTGTCGTGCATATTCCAGGCGACTATATATTAAGGGTAGTAATTCATTGATAGTTTTAACAACAGCAACGTGGCTCATGAGTTGTACATGATCATCACTTTTGGGTCTGTGGCGCTCCACCATGGCTCGTAACCGTAAAAAAGAAAGCAGGAGAGCTCGAGATGAAACACTTAAGCCCAAGTGTGTGCGAATTGTATGCGCAGCATTATAAATAAATGTTGTATGTTTTTTAGCATCTACGCAGCTTTCGTAATCACGATAGTAACTGTTTACCAGGTGTACCAGAACCAAGGGCCACGTCTGCGGTAAGTAAGGTTCAAGAGACATAGACATGCCAGGAAAACAAAGTGGAAGTGTTTTTCATTTTTATATATATGTTTAAATAAACCTCCTATTATCTTCAATGTCTAGAATCGACAGTGCTTGCACTAATCTTCGTGCTAACCGCATCGTGAGTGATGTTGGTCACTTTAAAAACATTAATGTTAGGTTTGATGAACTTGATACCCGGGTGTCCGGTTTAGAGGCGCGTGTCATACCCACACCAGAGTTGATAACATCCACACCCACACTAGAGTTGCTAACAACACGCAGTCTACAAGCGTTTGCTATAGCTACTCAAGTTGCTGGTGAAAAATACTATGCCAACTTTGAGCAAAAAACCGAGTATGATACTGAGATATGGTCGATTGATGGGATCTTATACTACCCTTGGCTATTTTCAAAAACGCTCAAACATGATCAGGCCACTGGTCTAGCACGTAAAGAGGATGTTGATGCGCTACTTGTTGGTGACCCACACGCGGCCATGGACCCAGGTCGTGTCCGTAAATTAGAGGGTATACAAACAGCTGATGCCTTTATTATTAAGGGTAAAGACCCGCAAGCCTTGCAGATGAAGGGTTTTATCCCTGCCCACAGCTTATCAGGAATAGCGGAGATGGTTGAAGTATATGAGCAATCATTGTTGCGAGATCTGTCCCTGTGGGAAATTCAACAAGGGTCGCACCCCGATGTTAAGCGGGCGCTGGATGTAATGAATGCATACAATGATGCGGGCGCATACAAGGGTCCTGTCAACAGTGAAAGTGGGCAAGTTACTGGCCAAGAGCTGTTTCGCGGAATTGGACAAGATGAAACGCGCGGACCCTATACCAGCCAGTTCCTGGTCTTACCATACTCCTACAATGGTGTCAACATTGATCAAAAGTATCCTATGGAGGATGATGTAGTCGCCACTGTTGATCCTATAAACTTTATTAACATACAGAGAGGGCGGGTTGCTGGATCACCCAATTATTCTGGAACTAAGAAGTATGCTTTTTCTGGGAGGGTTCTCGGCAGCTATGTGCATAACGACGCGATGTTTCAAGCCTATTTCTCAGCTGCGTTGATTTGTTATCAAGCTGGTTTTGAATTTCAACATACCGGCAATGAAGTAACTACAGCCTGGACGAGTGGTGGGGCACCCGATGGGCTTGGTAGCTTAGCTGATGTAACGCTGGGAGCGTTGCGAGTGGCATGGAATCAAAAATTTAACAAATTTATGAAACTTCGACCCGAAGCAATGGCCTGGCGAATTGATCACATCCTGAAAGATCAGTTTCCGGCGGGGGACATCAAGGATCATTTGGCGGTTGCTAGTGCTACCCTGAGCGCGGTTTTAGCCAAAAATGGGAATGGTACATACTTATTATCATCCATGTACCCGGAAGGATCACCAACACACCCTAGTTTTCCCGCGGGTCACGCAGTTGTAGCAGGAGCTGCTATCACAGTAATCAAAGCATTTATTAAAACCCACGATGCTAAGTACTCACCTTTATTGTGGCCCACGGATGCTAAATATAGTATTAATGGTGATACTTTACTCAATTACACTGGTGGAGACCTTACCATAGTGGGTGAATTGAACAAGCTAGCCAGCAACATAGCCATTGGTCGTGATTGGGCATCAGTGCATTACAGAGCTGACGGTGATTTAGGAATTGAATTGGGTGAACAATTTGCTATTTATTACCTACAAATCAAGCTTAAGGAATATGCCTCTGCGCTTGTACCTTACTTTGAACTTGAAAAAATGAATGGTGAATTGATACGCATCACTTTAACAAATATTACTGTGGTATCCAAAAGATGATTTACTGACATAGACCCCGGGAAAACAAAGTGGAAAGTGTTTTTATTTGTTAGTTATGCTTAAAGATAATTTGCGACCACCAGGCTGAGTTCAGGTAGTATATAGTCCTGAGTCTCATAGAATGCCGCACTGGCGTGATCTATATCACCTAGTGGAATATAGAACTGCCGTGTAGCCGTGTCCCAGGACAAGACATCGTCGCCAAAGTAGCGCTTATCGAACTTGACCCGAACAGTCTCCGGTACTATAGTATCTACGTATTTGGCGATAATGTAGCCCCTGCTAACTTTTTCAACATAGATAAGCTGGCCAGTTTTGGTACCGTTCCTCATACCACGGCTGTGTGAAAGCTCATACTCTGGGTACTCTCGCTTACTCAGCATGAGGTACTGCATCTTGGCCATGTTTTTAGCCTCCGCGTCCTCTTTTTCCTGCTCTTGATCCTCGATTTGCTGTACAGAATCATCAAAAGCCTGGGGGCACAACTTACGGCTTAGATCCTGGACTAGCAACTTATGCTCCCCGTTTATCAACTGCCGAAAGACCGCGAAGTCATTACTGAGGATGTCCAAGATCTTAGGGTGCTGAAAGAATCTTTTAAGTTCTTGCTTCTTCGGATACATACCAAGTACAGCCTTTCTCCTAAGTCTGTCTGCAGTTTTAGTATTTTTGGCAAGTTTGGCTCGTAGGTCAATTTGCCGAGGTTGGGTAGCTGTCTTAGCGGAACGCAGCTTACGGTGGTAAGCTTTCATTTATTTTTTTTAAGAAAGGGGAAAAGCAATTTTTTTGTGAGATCAAGATTTTAATGAAGACTTGATGGAGGCATTCGATACGCACGCATGCGCAAAGCTCTAAAGACCATACCGGTGGGGTAGACGTATAGTGGTCTCAGAGTTGGGATAAACCATTGACCCGATTGAAGATCTTTCTGGGGCTGAAACTTCATTTCTTGACCATCTTCATCTTCCCAGACTATTTCAGGTGTGGCCTTGACCCAAAGGTCCATAAATTCACAGTAGTTGTTAAGCCCATAGCGTCGTTTGACGACTTTGAAGGGCCATTCACCACCTTCATCGTGCAGCTGAGACAAGTGTTTCTTGATTTCCGGCAGGGCTCTGGTGATGTAATTCCGCAAGCTACCAGGGGCTTCTCCACTAGAAAAGGTAAGCTTAAATTTTTTGTTTTTATCATTCCCGTAACTATATCCCGTCATATCAAACGGAACCCGCATGGGAGGTAAATCATCAATAATTGGACCGGATAAACCCCAGATGGGTACTCTGTTCTTGGATGATGGCGTTTCATACATCGTAAACGTTTCGCGTTGATAATCGGCCAAGTGTCCCATCAACGGACGAAGTGGTCTTAAGTCTGCCGGAGTTTGAATTGGGTCTGTAATACGGTATAACTTGCGCAACCAGTATTGAATTTCATCTGCAGTGGTGGCCGACTTGGGAATGCCGTGATACTTACCTTGTTGAAGTTCCCAAAACTCAAACTTCTGGTCCACAGGAAAACCCTTCAAGTGAGCCTTGAGGTACCGGTTCCGTGGCAGTGGCGCAGAGATGCTGGGTTTGAGAGTCCGGGTACTCCAGGCTTCCAAGGCCAACAAGTTCATGTACAGAGTCTGGGAGTGATAAAAGATCATGTTATGGCCAAAGTCAAAACGGCTAACAATTTCCACGGGTCGTTTTGCATCAGAAGCGATGATTTGCACGGTATACGCATGTGGGGCAACTGCCATGATAACGCTTGGGCCGTACTGTCCCACTACAAAATGAGCCTTCATTAGGGCTTCCACATAGGGTTGAGGATCTTCATCTTTTAACAGAAAGATGTCCACATCAGCACTGGGGTACATAGGGATGGTAGGATCTAACATGGTACATAGAGAGCCACCCGCATAAATCGCACATGGTTGCACAGGAAAGCCACCAGCCAGCGCTTCAATGCGGCAAGGGTTCAGAGTAAAGCAAGTATCGGCTCTGACAGGAATATACTTGTCGCGGTATTCAGTGCCAAAAAAGTGTCGCGCAAATGATAAGATCTGGGCCGCGGCCACAGGAGTCTTGAGTTCTAGGTCAAGTAAAGCATCGAGATTCGTCCAGTTCTTGGCATGTAGGATCTGATCCAACCTCTTTTCGGTATCTTGTTTACCATCGTTGTGTTGTTCATACAGGGCTTGAAAAACGTCCCAGGCGACCATCACATCCTGGGTGTCTGACCAACGTTGAACCAACTGGGATTGAAGTGTGGCAGTGCTGGCTTTATTCAAATCCAGGTACTGTAGGGCGCGCACCATGTCGTAGGATTTTAGTTGACTCAGAGTTCCAGTCAAAGGTTCACGAGTTAAGGATAGATTTAAAGATTGCAAGACTGCAGGAGCCACGCTGGTCACGGTTACCCAACCATCTTTATGTTTGTGATCAGAATGGAAGCATACTCCAAGACCGCCTTTTCGTTGAACTTCATGCAAGAAGCCAGATGCTTCGACTACGTCCGAACTTAACCTGGGGCACGTCAGGATCGTGCACTTGTCGTCTGCGTCGTCGAGACAGAGTTTTTTGTCAGGGCGGGTTGGTTCGGGGCGGAGGCTTCGTTTGGGCGGCATTCGGAAATAATATCAAACTCTGCAAATTCGGACAGGTAAAGAGTAACACAGCGTGAACAGTGAAGTTGTTTGGTTGGCGCGGAACAATTAACACACCGGCGACCTAAGCCCACATAACGACAACATCCGTTGCAACAACCCATTGATTTTTATCTTTGTCTTTAATCAAAACTCTACCTATGCATATAATTAAACTCATTATTTTGTTGGTGTTGCTGTACGGCATGCTCTTAACGTACATCCTGGATGAACCTCAAGAACGTCAAGCCGAGTGGATGTTGCCTGCCTGGGCGGTCCTAAACGTAATTGTGGTGATCATGTGTTACTTTAAAGTAAAGTGGTTTTGGATTTTAGCTTTATGCTTGGCTATGTGGATTGTTCTTCAGTCTGTGTGGGGCTGGCAAAATAAAGCCGCTACCGACTATGCCATCTTGCCGTTGTACACACTGGCCGTGGCCGTAGCGTCTTGGATTTGCACAACACATACTTACCATGTGCCGTTGCCCGCCACTTATGGCCCGTCTTCACCACCGCAGAACGCTACAGACTTTTTCAAAGAGGCTTATCCGCAGGCAACATAAAATGATATATGAATAAACTATCGAAGTCATGCCTTTTATTCCATCTTGGATATCGACTCCCAAATGTACCTTCTGTATGGATACTTTGCCTTTACTAATTCGTGATAGTGTGATTGTTTTTGGAATTCCCATTGGTTTGGCCATCTTAAGTATATGTATACTCTTAATCGTGGCTCAAACTACACATTGGAGCTCAGACGAGGAGGGACATACAAATTACGCCAAATTAGGATATTACAGCTTTCTTATAGGTGGCTCCATATTTTTGGTTGCACTTGCTCTTACAGCTCACTTCAGAATCCTACAACCCCTCCGCGTCTTCTGTAAGCCTTGCGCCCCGGCTTAGACCACCCGCTGTGGTCCTTGAGTCTTATTTTGCCGGCGTTTAAGTGCTCTCTTGGCTTGGTCTAACACAAAGAAGACGCGCTTGCCCAGTGTAAAAGGTGGGGTCACGGGTGGTGCTCGGTAGTGGAAGATACAATCATTAACAGTGGTGGCATTGCCAGTGCGGTCCATCACAATGGCCCCATGGTTTTCGGTTAAAGATGTAAATACCCGGTTAAAGTCAGAATAGGTCGGGAAACAACCGAAAAAGTACTCATACAGTTTTTTCTTGTTGTTTTTACTGGGTTCTTTCAGCGATATCACGTAATCAATGTTGCCTCGGATTACCGGTGGTACAATCATACTGTACTGAGAGATAGTAATCTCTGTGCAACGGATATGGCGCCCGTTCAAATGTAGGTACCTCTGGGTAGTGGTCTTCATGACTTTAGAATCAAACATACAATCATCATTAAAGAAACCAACTTTGCGAATTTTACCTCTCTTCACTAGTTCCTTACAATCACTCACAAATTTATCTGCGGCTTCAAAATCATATCCATGATGAATTAAAGAGCCGGGCATGTGTTTCTCTAGCATCCTAATTGTACTTACCGTAGGGGTCATAGCCATGGGAAATTCAATGTGTCCCCGCAAATGAAACAAAAGGTTCTCTAGCAGCGTACTTTTACCCGAACCCCTGGCCCCTACAATGAGCCAAGTAGAGAAAGGTTTGGCTTTTTGTGGTTGGAACTGTTGTATGTTGTACAATCCAGACATCTAATCTCTTTTTGTTGTATGTACTGAGAAAAAAAAGATAATGGTTAAAAAAGGCAAGACAACTTGGAAGACGCAACGTAAGTTTGATACTTCCGCTGATCGGGTCACTTATGCTAGGTTGTGCCTCCAGGCTTGTCTTGAGTCCAAGGTGTCGGAGAAAGAGACAGAAATTAGTCTGGACAGAACGGGTCAGAATTATGAAACTAATAAACATTTTTATTTTCGTGACAATGAGATAGCATATCTAAGTCACGTTGATTGTGTAGGCTGCGAGGCCAGTATTGCTAGTGCGGACGTGCAATGGGTGCCTGACAGTCCGGGAGTTTTTACACCCTTTTGTCAACATTGTTATAAGGTTAACTAATGACATCCCAGTCAACACGCGTGGTAATCGCCGAAATAACTTCTTGACTAATGACCCGGGCGTTATCAAGCAGTTCTGTCCTGAGTTCATCTTTTAGAGCTTGTATTTGTTTGGAGATAAGGGTAGAAAGCTCCGCAGAAAGCTTTGTATAAATCTCCCCAGCAAGTTCCGCGACAACCTCCCCAGCAACTTCCGCGATCACCTCCGTGGCAAGTTCCGCGACAACTTTCGTGGACACCTCAGTGGACACCTTTGTAGACACTTCCGTCGAGGTCTCTGTGTTCTTTAGCAGCAATTTAGTTAGTAGGCTTGATACTTCCTCAAGTGACTCTGGGCTTAGCGTTACCGGTTTTTTAATCTCATCCAACAACTGCTGTGGACTTGGTCGCGGCTTGAATTGTGGTGGTGGTAGCAACAACAACGACGGTGGTCGGCGCCGGGGCGGCATGGGTAAACTAGACACCGGCAGGTTCATTCTCTTTTTTCTTTTTAATCTCTTTATTATTTTTGGCTTCAAATGGGAACAAACGTCCAGTTCAGATCTTGACAAATCAGTTCAAATAAATCTTCTTGAGCCTTGCGCTTCTTGGGACATTTTAGTAAGGTAAAGTATGGCAGTAAGTCCTTCTGTCCCAGTAATTGGGAGAGCTTATAAAAGCAATAGGGATAACTTAGAAAATTCTTGCGATCATCGGGGCAATGTCGTTCCCAGGGTTGTTGGATGGCGATAAACATTAAGGTAAACTTCTCTTCGAGTCGCGGATCTAACCTCAGGGCTTTTCCTCCTGTGATTAAGCACCAGATCTGCATCGCATGATCGTAATATTTCCGCATACCCAGGTCACGCAGAGCTTTACGTATCACATTAAACGTCACACGTGTCACTTTGTTATAACGTTTCTCGACCAAGTATTGCATCACCGTGTTCAAGGCACTCTGGGGCACTGTGGTAGTCTCCTTGGCTTGTAAGTAATTGAGAAGTTCGCGAAAGTGATTAATGCGACGATAGGAGAAGGATGAATATTCAATCTCATCACCGTAGGCCATAGTAAGAACACTGGTATCAATATAGCGCTCCGTTTGCCCACAAGCTTCACAGACCAGCTGAGCCTCCGACGCAATGTGCACATAAGGAAGGTTGCACTTGCTACAGGATTCCAGATTAGCATTGACATAACTGGGCTCTGGTGAAGCAATATGAAACTCGGCGTCAAACTGTTCAATCAATAAATCCCCGTCCGCCTGAGAGTTATAACACGAGTTTAGGAAGGGAATTAACTTCCGATCAAATTCAGCCAAGGGGATACTGTGAATGTTTTGTAACTGGCGCTGAATTAAAAGCCGCTGCTTTTTAATCGCCACCCGTTCCTGGATGGTGCTTGTCTGTTTTAATTGTTCGTTTAACTGTGATACTTCCTTCTCCAACTGGACTCGCTTTTGATTTTGTAGTAAATTCTGGTTACGGTGGTGCTGCACATAATCCAAAAAATTACCATTGCGTGTCATGAATGTTGGAGAAGGGAGTGAGGTTTTTCAAAGTGGAAATAATTAATTTTTATTGAGTGTAAACATATAAAGGAGGAAGGGGGCTTATTCGTCCTTGAAACACTCAATCTCCGGATTTTGCAGTTCCTCCAAGTCTTTGGGGGACAGAATAAAAGAATTAAAGGACTGGCCATCACCACATGGTGAGAACATCATCAAGGGTTGTTGGTCGCCAAAGCGCAGCACAATGTCGCGACGTTGGTTGTTGGTGATAAAGCTCTTTAAGAACTTCACCGGATAGACAAAGTTGATGACTTCCTTGACTTCGGAGCGCTTGACATGATCCGGGTGAAGATCACCAAAATCGGTCAACTCATGGTTGCGGATGACCATGACTTTACCATCTTCGTTTTCTTCCGTGTCGGTATAACTCATAAAGTAATCTTCGACTTGACCGGCTTCTTCGCCATCAGCCTTCACCACAAAATACATGATATTGGATGTTTTGTGTTCAAAAATCATGCAATGTAGGGTTTTGCTCCCAATCACGGACGCAGAGTTAATAATCGCCGACAGAGGCACCACAATCTTGTGAGAGTACTGTAAGATGTCGATTTCAAAGTGAGCATTATCCAGCTGCAGTGTTGGTAGTTTCGACACTTGATAATGGCGGGAATCGATGCTGTAAGAACGGATCTCAATCTTGTCACCACCTTTCTTCATCTCCAGAATCAGGGTGGTTCCGGTGGGTACCGTTTTCACTAGCTGCAGGAAGTTCTGGATGTTCACTGAGAACTGGAGATCATCCATCTTGGCATCTGCGGCCACGTAAACTTCATCAGCCCGGAAGCGACCCACGATCAAGTTGGTCTTCGAACTGTTCAGACGTTCCCAACTTAGCCCCGCAAACTGCTTGTTGTCTTGTTCATCCATAACATTGGTCTGTGGCCTCTTCTCGTCGTCCACTTCTGGAGAACGCACAAATAAGGTAATGTTATCCAAGATCTCTTTCACCGGTTCCAGAGTACTGACAAAGGTATTAGTGTTGTTGATCTCGATCTGGAACGCCAAGTGACGCCGGCTGCGGTTAAATTTGGATAGGTTATCGTCTTTAACCTTTGCTTTCTTTTGTGGCTTGGTTTCCTCGACCAGCTTGCGTTTTTTGGGCTTCGCAGACTTCGCAGACTTCGCAGACTTTGTGGACTTCGCAGACTTCGTGGACTTCGCAGACTTCGTGGGCTTCACAGACTGAGCGGAAAAAACATCACGCTTCTCCAATTCCGCAGCCAATGCTTTCTCCGATTCCGCTTGCTTCCTCTTTATCTCTGCAATTTTCTGGGTTTCATCTTCTTCATCGTCACTCATAACAATAGCTCTAGATTTACGTTTCTTGAGCATTGTTGTTGGCGCTGCTTCTTCCTCCTCCTCCTCCTCTTGCATGGGTTCCTTTTTGGTGGTGGGCTTCGCAAATTTCATGGGTTCCTTTTTGGTGGGTTCCATAGGTTCCCCGGCTCCTTCAAGGTTTTTTATTTCAGGTTCCTCAGGCTTGGCGGGAGTTTCCAGATTCACAGTTTGCATGGTGTCGTCACCGTTTACCTTCTGGTTTGGCATTTGTTCTACAGCAAAAACAAACACATCATCATGATGACTTCATTGTTTATCAGTGATCAAGAGTGTTACTTAAATCGTGATCTTAAAATTGTGCCACGGGTTCAAAACTGCGCAACCTATGTGAGAAGCAAGCTAAATCAGCATGTGACCCATCAACCTTTACTCCATCATCCTCTGTTTCATAATGGTATGGAGTGGCCTCAATCTTGTGAGATTGCTTGTTGGCATGATGGTGAAACCTTTGACTCAACTCCTATTCCCATTGTGACTGACTACGACCAACAACTCGACCTGTACAGTGTTTACGGTGTTTTCTGTTCGCCGAACTGTGCCTTTACTTATATTATCGAACAGGAGCCCTATTTGACTACCCGGAGAATGCTCTATATGAACCACATGTTACGCAACGTGTTTCAAATCCACTCTCCCGTTAAACCTGCACCCCCACGTATTCGCTTACAGCGTTTTGGTGGTGATCTAACCATTGAACAGTTTCGCAACAACTTTCACCAGCTGCAAATTCGTGTGGTTAAACCTCCCTTCCTGGCAACGTCACTCTGTGTCGAGTCCGCCAACAATGAACAGAAGGAACCCAACTTTTTGGATGATCTACAAACGGCTCCAGTTTCTGACCAAGGGATGTTTACGCAGTACTTACAGTCCAAACAACAAAAGAAGCCTAGAAAGCGCAAACCCAAACCCTCCAGGCGCCGATCTAAAGCCACATCCTCATCATCATCATCATCATCATCTTCGTCTGGGGTCAACCTGAGTTCCTTTATCAAGTTCCGCAAAGGTGGAAGAGGTGAAAAAATAAAGCAGAAACAATAAAAAAAATTAAACAATGGATCAATATTCCGTAGCCGGACCACCACGTATTCGTTGGCCTATTTTGGTGTTTGTTGTTTGGACTATCGTAGTTCTTGCGGTAAGCACGTGGTTTCAAACTTATTTGGAAGGTAGAGAAGACAGAGAGTTTGTGTTGCAAAATGCACAAGCATGGATTGGCACTACGGGAGTCTGGGGACTTCTCTGGGGCTTTGGCGTTCTGGTGTTTGGTGCTTACTTTATCCAGTTAGCCATGTATCATTTCGTAAAATTGAACAAAAATAGTTTGAACTTCTTTTCCGATTTAAGAAGAATTGCCGCAGAATTAGTTCCAAAAATTGGTACGGTAGAAAACCTTGCAGACTTATTCGGAGCTTTACGAAAAACACCAAGTCCACCTACATGACGACTGACGCTAAGATCCCGGGGCTAGCAGAAACCATCCGCAAGCTTGTAAAGCTACATCCCTACAAGTTAACTAATATTCAATACTTTAGCAAGGGAAAGAAGACCGACAAACTTCAAGATTACCTCGATGTTTACACTGCGGCCTCTCCCTATCTACAGATACAATTGAGACAAGTGTTGATTGTGAGTTTGAATTTATTAAACGTCACAGAGCGTCCTAGTGCTCTGCAAGAAGACTAATAATTGTGTTGTTTTTTTTTTTATCGTAAGGCAGCGTAAGATTGTACTGGAGCGGCACCGGCTGCTCGCATGGCGCACCTATTGGCTTGAACTCCGGCCCTGTAGTAAGAACCTGGGCTGGCACGAGCAAAACCCCGTGCTTTACCACTGCAGGCAATACCCAAGGAAGGATTGAAGGGTCCGGTCTTGCACACGGAGTCACCACAATTTCCGGAGCAACCATGATCGCCACCAGCATAATCCCAAGGACGGTTCATGCTGCCAGGACCACAACCTGGACCGGGTCTACCAGGTTTCCCTGGTCGCCAACGTCGACCTCCACGCATGGCTTGCATGGGAGCGTTGCCATTGACAAGCTCAACTTCTCCATTGGCATTAACATTAACATATTCAACGTTACCGTTACCGTTCACATCCACAACGTTCATGTTCCCATTGCCGTTCACATCAACAACGTTCATGTTCCCATTGCCGTTCACGTCCACAATATCAACATTACCATTGCCGTTGGTGTTCACAAGCTCAACGTTGGTGTTACCGGCGTTACCTCCGGCGTTGGCATAACGGCATCGGCACTTCCAGATACGACCGTCAGGACCTGGCGCATCGTCAAAATCCAAACCGTTATTAAGACCGTTGTTCAGGCCATTGTTGAAACCGTTGTTAAGGCCATTGTTAAGACCGTTGTTCAAGCCGTTGTTAAGACCGTTGTTCAAGCCATTGTTAAGACCGTTGTTCAGGCCATTGTTAAGACCGTTGTTCAGGCCATTGTTGTATATGTTGCCGTTGTTCAGGCCGTTGTTAAGACCGTTGTTAAGGCCATTGTTGTACATGTTGCCGTTGTTAAGACCGTTGTTCAGGCCATTGTTGTACATGTTGCCGTTGTTAAGACCGTTGTTCAGGCCATTGTTGTACATGTTGCCGTTGTTAAGGCCATTGTTGTACATGTTGCCGTTGTTATAGTTACCCCCTTCAACGATGTCCACGTTGCCGTTGCCGTTGATATTGATACCATTAACATTACCATTGGGGTTATATGGGGAAATTAATTCAACATTACCATTGCCATTGACGTTGGCCATGCGCATAGGACCTCGGCGGCGTCGGCGACGTCTCTGAGCTGGGTCATTGGTGCTACGAGGCAACTGAACCTTTTGGAACTTTTGTTCCACAGGAACCTTGTTGTAACTAACATGGCGCTTATATTGCACATATTCGACAGGTTTGGACACCTTGGTCCACGTAACCTTCGGCACACGCACATATCTCTTGCCATGTGCTACACCCTTGAATTCTTTAGCTGAAGCAGGAGTGGGAGATAATTTCTTGCGACCTGACATGAGTGATAAGATAGGTTGGGTTTCTTTAATTTGAAGAAAATATTTTATTTTTCAACGTCTGGAGCGCTTGGAAGATTTGGTAAGTAAGAGATATAGGAGGTAGCCTAGTAAAGCACCAAGTGTCAAGAACCCCAAGATCAGAAAAGTTAAACCTACTGGATCAGACTTTAAGGAACATCTCGCTCGCGGGGCAGGTAAGGTTAATGTTTGTTGCGGCCCTATGGATGTTTGGGATGATGAAACTTGCGAAGCTCGTGAAACTTGCGAAGCTCGTGAAACTTGCGAAGCTCGTGAAACTTGCGATGCTCGTGAAACTTGCGATGCTCGTGAAACTTGAGAAGGCTGTGAACCCTGGGCTTGAGAATTTAGAGGTCGGGGAATTTGACCTTTGACTGGATATTCGCGCGCCAAAAGTTGTTTGTCCAACCGCGAGAGTTGCTGGTTGCCCATCAAAGCTGCACCGCACTTGAGCCAAGCCTTGGGATAAAAATAATGCATAATACTTTTAGGATCATATACTGTGCCATTGACCTGATCTACACTATAGGCTTCAAACATATTAGCTTTAATGGTTTTATCATCCCAATTATTGGGCGGTCCGCTCAAGTCCTTGGTGATGACAGGCATGTCCCAACAATTGGGAAGTGGATTACTTTCGTCAGGATTTTGGTGCTCATGAATCCAACCCCCAACGCAATGGCCAAACTCATGTTTGATAACACCATAACAACATCCACGTGTCTTACTTCTGTCAATCTCACTTGGTAAATCTAACCAACCCAAGTTCATAGTAGCCTGACTTTGGTCGGTAACATCAAGTGCATCAGTGCCAAGGTATGACCATGCGCCATTCTTGGAATTAAAAGTTATGCGCACTTGACAATCTCCTGTGTAATCTTCTTCTTTCCACTCTAACTTTAAATTAATGATGTGTGGACCAAAGTTTTCTTCCACGACTTCTCTCACTAACTTTTTTTGTTCTGCTGTACCTTCCAAAAATTTAATCAAGATTACGCCTTCTTGAGGCCACTCTTTACCTTTGAGCCAAGCGGCTTGTAGGACTTGTCTTTGTGGCGCTGGGAGGTGTCCATTACTCTGAACCAGCGCTAATTCATCTGCAATAATTACATCCTTGCAGAATCGTCCAGAAGGCGGCGCTTGAGGTCCGAACTGTACCGACATCTATTAAGGTTTTTTTAATGGCGCATAAAATTATTAAGTCAATGTTGGCAAATAAATGAATATTTAAATAAAACACACATCAATGTCCGCAACTAAAGATGATCAACAACCCCAACAAATGTCCGCGGGTGGGGCAGCAGCTCTTGGAGGTGGTATAATTGCCATTTTTGTTATTATTGGCATCGCCGTTTTTATTCTTGGCATCTATGGGGGTGTTAGAGGTTTAAAAGTTGGGGAAGCCTGCAAAAACAAAACAATTTGGGGATTGGGCCTAGCTGCTATTATTTTATCAGTGCTACCCTTTGTACCTGGGGCTGGTTTAATCTTGGGTATTGTAGCGTGGGTCATGGCGGATAAGAAAGCTAAAAGTCCAGCTTGTGCTGCCGCCCTCCGTAAATAGACTCTAGACTTAGAGATTTTAAAACGTACGGCTTTGTCGACTACCCAAGCTTTATCTGCACCTCCATTATACCACACACTTTTCGAATCATTCGCAGACCGAGCAAAACGTACCATTCACCGTCGCTTTAATGTGTTCAGAAGTAGATACTACTT